TCAGGTGGGATCGCCGGGCGGGGCCGGCTTCAGGTCCTCCCAGTTCTCGCCGACGGCGATCATGCAGGCGCGGCCGGAGGTATTGGTCATCAGCACCGTCCAGGAGCCGCCCTTGGAGACGAAGATCTCCAGGACGTCAGAGCGCGAGGCGAGGCCCAGCGCCCGGGGCGTCTCGCCATAGCGCGTCGCCAGCATAGCCACGACGGTTTCGCGGTCGCCGCAGGGAACGACGCCCTGCGCTGCGACGGGTGTTGGCATGAGCAAACCGGCAATGATCATGGCCAAGGCAGAGACACCGAACAGCTTCGGCAGTAGATTGGCGATATACCCCATGGCCCAAAAGGCGGCCGCGCCCAAGGATATCAACATCCAGCGGGCACCACCTGCTTGCTGAACCAACGCCTTGAATTCGCTGATGTCCTTCTTGACGATAGCCATATCCGACACCAGCAGCTTTTGCCGTTCATCAAAGCGAACGAGCAATTCGTGATCTTCCGCCTGTTGCTTTTCGAGACGCCCAAGTCGCTCATGCTCTTCCGGTGTCATCTATTACCCCAATGCCTCAAACCAATTTGAGCCGTCTCCGACAGGAAAAGCGCCGGAATGACGACCTGTGCGATGTCCCAGAACTGCGACGGCAGGGCCGCGACGTTCCAGTCGAAGAGGAAGATACTGTCGAGGACGCCGGCGGCGTACCACAAGCCAAGCGGCACGGCGAAGAGGAACCGCCCAAGCCGGGTCGCCGACCAGAAAAACCCGGCTTCGGCAACAGCGAGATCGCGCTTGGCCTCCAGGCTCTTGATCCGGACGTCGGCCGCGATCCGGTCGGCGTCATTCTCGGCGGTCAGCTTGGCGCGGTACGCCTCGATAAGCCGATCGGCAACGCCGCCGGTCAGCCAAGCAAGCAGTGTCTTGAAGATCACCATCAAGGCGCCCTCCGTCCCGGCGGCGTCGTCGTCACCTGTCTGAGAGCAATGTTGACCAGCGCCGACAAAAGCAGCGCCGCGCCCTGGTACTTCACCGGCACGACCCCGGCCCAGAGCTGCGGATCGACCAGCGCGACGACGCCGAGAACGCCGAACACGGCATTGGAAAGCCGCGTCCGCCAGCCCTTGAGCCTGTAGACAAGGTGCTTAAGCATGGGACGCCCTCCACCACCGGCCGATTTCGTCGGCGTTCTTCCAGACGGCCCAAACGACGGCGCCGGCGATCGCGACGGCGACGGCCGGGACGATGAAGGCCGTGACGTCAAAGTCGGAGAATGCAGAGACGGCGCCGCCCGCGCCGGCCGCCGCAAGGGACATCAGGCCGGCCGCGTTGGTCGTTCCCTTGGCGACTTCGGTCCGGTCGAGCGCGGCCATCGTCGCCGGGCCGAGGATCCCATCATTGACGAGACCGTCATGGGAGCGCTGGAAGGCAAGGACGGCCTTGCGGGTACTCGGCCCCCACTTGCCGTCGATCGGGCCGGGATCGAAGCCCTGCGCCTTCAGGAGCCGCTGATAGTCGATCAGCTTCTTTTCGCGGTCGGCCGCGTCGTTGTCATTGGCCGCCGCATCGTCGCGCGCGCCGAACCGCGCCGCGGTAACGGCAACGCCGCCGGCGTCGGCATAGTCGCCATGCTCGATCAGGGCGGCCTCCAGGCGCCGCCGGTTGACGAGGCCCTGGAGGCGGCGTCCGCCCGCCGTGTTGTAGCCGGCCCGCAGAAGCGCGGCGCACCGTGCGACGTGACCGTCGCGAAGGGCCGTCGCCCAACGCCAGGTCACCGACCCCTTGCCGAGATTGAAGGCAACGGACGTCGCGCCGTCATAGTGATGCTGCTCGGTCGGCCGGATCGACGCATTGACGGCGGCGCCGTATTCCGTATCTGCGACCACCATCAACAGATGCTGGCCTTCTTCCTCCGTGATGGTGTCGCCCATGCGCAGCTTGTGCCCGCGGGTCTTCATCCAGTAATCCCGAAAAACGGCGCTTCCCCAAGTGAAGCCCGTGTAAATGGTGACAACGCCGACCGCGTCGCGGTAGGCGTGATACACCTTGCCCTCGCGGCGTGCGATGAAGTCTGCGCCGCCCGGCGATAGCGAAAGGCTCATGTCGTTTCTCCCATGAAAAAACCCGCCGGCGGCGGGTTGCAGATGGATGAGGTTGCTTCGTTCAGCCTAGAGTTCGGCGTTATAGTCGACTCTCCCGCGCCAATACGTTCTTCCGGCATTGCCACTCTGAAGATAGATAACGGCTCCTTTCGTTGTAGGGGTGAAATATCCGAACGAAGCGGGAGTGATGTTGCCGAATGCGTCGATATCCTGATTCTCGACAACGACTGCATCTCTCATCTCTACAGTCGACTGAGGAATAGCGTAGAATGGTGCTGTTTGACCCGCGGCGTCCGCGTAACCTGATGACGCGAAGGGAATGCCCCCCTGAAAGTATCTGTGACACGCCATCAGATCAGATGCATATGTCACTCGCTCGAAATCGGTCGCGTAGGATCCGTATTCAAACTGCCACCCGGTCGTATAGAAGGTCGGCGCCGGGGACGCGGGGGAATAGTTCAGGATCGCGTTGGAAATGCTTGACGTGGCGTAATCCTGCGCGCCCTCCCATGTGGCGTCCGTCCCCTGAAAATTCGACCCGGCCATGAGCGCGATGCCAACCTCTATGCCCGTGCTCGTGTCCGTCTTCCATGTGCCGGTCGTGTCGAGGGTCAAGGTAACGGTTTTCGCCTCCCAAGTGTCGGCAGAATTGATCGTGATGTCTGTGACGTAGGAGCGATTGCCGTCATCGTTGGTCAGGAAGACGCCATATGTTCCCGTGACTGAGGAACGAACGCGAACACTTGCCGTCACCGTTGCGGCGCCGGATGCGCCGACCTGCAGCCAGGCGGTGTTAAGCCCCTCGATGCGTTGGCGGATGATCGCGTAGTCGGAGGCGCCGGCGGCGGCGGGCGTACCGGCCGTGACCTTGAGGCTGTGCGTGAATCCTGCCGGGGACTCCGTGCTCTGCTCGCATGTCCAGTCGAATGTCGCCGTTTTTTCGACCTCGAACCGATCGACGGGGAACCCGCTGTCCCCCGTAACGGTGCTGCCGCGCTGATTGACCACCATGGCGCCGTTGATGATCATGTTCCGGCGCCCGGCCAAGGGGCCGGTGTTTAAGCCGTCAAGACGGCGATAGAGTGCATTCAGGGTCTCCAGGCCAACGTTGATACCAATCGTTTTCGTGCCCGAAGAAAACGAGACCTTGTTGTTGCTGTTGGACGATCGAAACACCGTCGTTCGCTGGAGAGTGTCTGTCGAACTGACATAGGTGCCGAGCCCTTCTTCCCACTCATCGTCCAGCCTGGCGACGTAATAGGTCTGATCGCCGTCGCTCATGAAGCTGCCAAACGCCCGGTAGTCCGTGATAGCACCGGCAAGTTCGAAGTCGGTAACGCCCTGCGTCGTGGACGATTCCTGAACAAGATTGGCAAAAACCAGGCTCATAATCGCTCCTTGATTTTCAACTGCTTGGAGAAGATTCCGAAATCCGGCTGCATGATGCTGGTCGACTCCGTCATCAGGCCCCAGACCGTGTCGCGGGGAAGATCACTGCTGTCAGGATCCAGAAGCAGAAGGACGTCCGTCTTCAGCGCGTTCGATCGGCTGACCGTGTCGACGAAGCCGCGCTGCTCGGCATCAGTGAGGAAAGAGAACGTCAGGTCGATCGCCCGATAGGTGTTTTCCGGCGTGATCTGCGTTTGTCCGCCACGGGTCTCGGTGATCACGGACCGGTCGATATAGGTGAGCGACCATCCGAATCCGAAGTTCTTTCCAAACGCCGTCCGGACACCGGCGACGACGCGCCCGACCTCCACGTAGTCGAGGCTTGAGTGGGCGAGATCGATCCGCAGATATCGTCCGGAGACTGCGGTTTGCAAGGCCCAAACGGCCTGGGCGAAGTTCTGATCCACGGATGCCGACATGCTGTCGTAGAGATCGCCGGCCGCACCGGTGGAGTCCGACGTCGAAATCCGCAGTCGCACCGTGGACGCCGTGAGCCCGATGGCAGCGATCGTGTCAATCGATGTCGTCGCCCCGAAGTCAAAGGTCAGGTAGGACAATGCGGTCCGCGACCGCCATTTCTTCCCAACATGCTGATCCTGCACGTTCGCCGCCGGCGCCAGAATGACCTGCGTCGGCGCGGAAACCGCAGCACCATCCGCCAGGTTTGAATAGACAATCGCCGCGTTCGCCATCAGCCGAAGCCCACAATCTCGATTGCATTGCTGCTCGCATTCTCGGAAATCTCAACGACGCGCAGGTTCCGTCCGGTCGTCAGGTCGAACCGGGGAAAAGTGACGGTTATTGTGTCGCTGATCTCGAGCGAAAACGGCCGCGTTCCAAGGGTCAGTCTGTAGAGCGATGCGCTGTCCGCATGGAGAGCAAGAAGGCGATCCGCCAGGCCTTGGGCATCCTCTTCATTGCGAAAATATCCGCCGACCGGATCCCTCTCCTGGGCAAACGGATGATTGACCTTGACGGCAGCACTTTCGGCAACGGCATATCGGACTTCCTCGGCGAGAAATGCCCGCCGCTCGTCGCCGACGGCCCCGGCCAATTCGTCCTGAACGGTCCAGTTGCGGGCATATCCGACGCGCCATTTATAGGGTGGCGGCGTAAGGTTGTCCGGCAACCTCTCGCGTCGGATATCAACGATTTCAGTCTCATCGAAGCGCATCGCCGGGACGGGGCCGGGCGCTTCAAAAACCTTGATTTCGAGCTTCCCATTGCGCCGGAACCCGATGGTTCCGCCATAGCCCATGATCCGCGTCACGGTCTCCGAAACGGTCGAGGTGTCATTGTGATCCGCGTAGTAACCGACTTCGAAGGGTTGTGCGGTTTCGAACTTGTCGAAGGCCGGGACATAGAAATCGTCCGGGTCGGTCAATGCCGACAGGTTAGCGACGATCCGTCGAATGACCTGCCCCTGTGTCGAGACAAAGCCGGACCCGGAATTGTCCCCTTCCGCGTCACAGGTGATCACGTCCCCATCGAGGAGGAAATTGATGCGAAACAGCCCGCAGGCGAGACACGTCGCGAAATCGCCACTCGGGATCGCTGCCGCCAGAAGCGCGGCGGCGGTCCCGTAATCCTGATCGAAATCAAGCGCCACACCGTTGGCATAGACGGCCGAAATCGCCTGAACCGGGCCGTCATTGACCTGGTAGAGCTGTTTTGTCGACTGAACCAGAACCGGGGTGATGTTGGAGCAATATCCATAGCAGAGCGGCTTGCGCTTGCCCTCCAGGTCGTCCCCGCCATTGACCCCGCCCGATCCGGAATAGGTGCTCTCGGTGAGTGGAATCTCGAGCTTGTACCCGAAGTCCTGCAGGTCGACACGTAGCTCGGTCTCGTCAACGTGAAAATCCGAGGCCGTCCCCTTGAAGATCGTGAACCAGGTTCTGTAGTCGTCGCTGTCGCGGCCGTAGCGAACCTCCAACCCCCGACCGTCAAGGGCATAGAATTCCGGCAGGAAGTCGTAGAATCCATCGCCGTTGTTGACGACCAACTCCCCCTGCCCTTCGACAAATCCCGAGAACCCGTCGCCGCTGATGGCCGATCGCTTGAAGCTTAGCGGCTGGGCCAAGGTTCCGGAAAAGTAGGTGTCGGCCGGAACGTCATCGTCACCGGTGAGGAAGGACCGGGACGCGGCGTAGATCGCATAGTCGAAGGTGACCGTGAGCGACGCGCGCCCGTGCAGGACGACAAAAGACGTGCCCGACTCGCTCAGATCGCCGAATGGGCGATCGCCGAACGGGAAAAGGCCAAAGCTCATCGGTCAGACAGTCTCCACGGCCGAAGAACGGCGCCATAGGTTCGCAGACCGGTATCCGTGAGAACGGCATGTGCCGGGTTGATGCCGCGGGCTTCCAATGTTGCCTCGCCGATGAGCGTGACCGTGACCGGATTGAGAAGAACCGGCCATTCAGACCAGATGAGGAACTGCTGTGATCTCGTCTCGAGCCGAAGCGGGAAGCGGGCGGGCTCGGCGAATGGCGGCATCCACCGGTCGGCCGTCACTCGCTCGGCAAACGGGGCGAAGTCCTGGAACGCGAGGAACTGCTGATTGGCGGTGTTCAGCCGCGGTGGGAAGCGGTCGGGCTCGCTGAGGGGCGGAACCCACCGGTCGGCCGTGACCGTTTCTTCAAACGGGGCGAACTGAACGAACGCTTCGAACGGGTGATCGTGAATCGGTAGCGCCCTGGCGAAGCGGACGGGCTCGCTGAGGGGCTGTGCCCATTTCTCCGCATAGGCGATTTCCGGGAACGGATCCGCCTTGACGAACGCTTCGAACTGCTGGCTTGCGACGGGCAGCGCCGCGGCGAACCGAACCGGCTCGGAGAACGGGCGTTGGAATTTGTCCGGCGCCGGGACTTCCTCGAACGGCGAGAACCCCTGGTATGCAAGAAACTGCTGCTGCGTGACCGGGAGAGATGCAGCGAACCGAACCGGCTCGGAAAGCGGCGGCGCCCATCGATCGGCCGACACAGCCTCGAGGAACGGCTCGTCCTTTACGAGGAACTGGAAAGGATGGAGCGCCGTCGGCAACGCATCCGCGAACCGGACCGGGTCGTCGAATTGCCGGAACCATTTTTCGACGTAGATCGCTTCGCCGAACGGCGCCGCCTGAACAAAGACCTCGTATTGCTGGTTTGCCGTCTCGAGCCGCGGCGAAAACCGAACCGGCTCGGAAAGCGGCGGCATCCACTTGTCGGGAAATGCCGTTTCCGCAAAGGGCTCAAAGCCCTGATAGGCTTCAAACTGGTGCTGTTCGGGTCCAAGCCGCGGCGCAAAGCGGACCGGTTCGGACAGCGCCTGCGTCCATTGCGCAACCGAGGTCTCATCGAACGGTCCGAAGCCCTGATAGGCCTCGAATTGCTGAGCATTGGTCGGCAGCGCCGCCGGGAATCTCGCCGGCTCGGAAAGCGGTGGCGCCCACCTGTCCGTCGAAACCGTTTCCGGGAAAGGCGCGAAGCCCTGAAATGCGAGGAACTGCTGATCGTGCGTCGCCAGCGCCGGAAGCGTTCGGACCGGTTCCGACAGTTCTTGCTGGAATTTGTCCGGATTTGCCGTTTCCGGCTGCGCGAGCGCGTCGGGGCTGATCGATAGCGCATAGAGCGACGCCAGGCAGACGGCGACCGCCGGCACGACATGGTAGCGCGTCGACTCGCTCAGCGACTGGTGCCAACTATCCTCGAATACGGGCTCGACCGCAACGGGGATTTCATCCCCAGCAAACGGCGCTGAACCGAAGGGAAAGGCACCAAACATCGATTAGATTCCGTACGAGCGTCGCGCGTGATAGGCGGCTTCCGCACGCGCGAGCTTTTCTTCAATCGGGTCGCACGTGCCCCTGGACACACAGTCCGGGCAAATGAGCCCGCCGCAGCCGCCGCATCGCCCGCCGATGTCCTCCGGTCGCTGGAATGGCCTCACGGGAACGATCTTGTTGCAATGGGCGCAGGTGAAGGTGTCGGTTTCCTCCTGCCTGCCGTCGTTCGTGGTAAGGATTAGAACCCCGCCCGGCTTGCGCATGGATGCCTCCCATATTGACATGGAGAAGACGGCGGCAAGGCGCGGTGTCCTGCCGCCGCCCTCTATTGCGATCAGGCGCCGCGGAAATGCGCGTTGACGATGACGGTACCGGTGTAGCCGGGGGACTTGGCGCGGAACGCAAGACCGGCCGCGTCGGTCGCCGGAACCACCAGTTCCTGACCCGGAAACGCAACCCAGCGCATGGACGCGCGCTGGTTGGCGCCAATCGGCAGAAGGTTGGAGTTGGAGGTGACCGTAGGCTCCACCGTGTTGTTGGCGAGGCCGACGCCAAGGAACGCGCCGTCGGCGAGATCGATCTTGTTCGGCGTGATCGACGTTGCGGTTCCGCTGGCCGTCGTCCGGCTGACGTCCCAGGTCATGGCCTGGTCGGCCGGCGTTCCATCGGTGCCAAAAATGATGTCGTGCACCATAAAGCGCTGTAGGGACGTGCCGTTTGATGCAGCGAGCACCAGCGCAGTCTTGAAGGTGGTGGTCATGGACTGCTGGGTCCCGCCCAGCAGGTTACTGGCTGCGTAGCCGGCCATTGTCTTCTCCATCTTTTGGAATAGGCGTCGTGACGACGCTTGGAATGGCGCTGCCCGCGCCGTTGCATCAGTCGAACTTGATGATCAATTGTCCCGGGTTCAACTGAAACTGGTCATTCGTATCAAAGGTTTGCGAGTTGGCCAGGGCGCCGTAAAGCAGCATGTTGCCGGCGCTGGACGCATCCGAAATCGCGAAATATGTCACGGACCCGTTGTCACCATCGGCGGGTCCGAAATTGACCACCGTGTCGATCTGCGACGTTCCCGAAGTGAGGTCGGTTTCCGTCATCAACCCGAAGATCGATTGCCGCGAATACCCGCTGTCGGAAATCTCGTCGTCGAAAGACCCCGACTCCGTCGGCGAAGCGGTGTGCAAAGACCCCCACAATTCCGTCGGAATGGTAAATGCCGTGATCCCCAGGGCGTGGTCCAGAAGAGCCTTCTGGAGATAGCGCGTCATCGCCGCCATTAGCCGTTCGCCTTCCTCTGCTTCCGGTTTGCCGCAATCCGGGTTTCGTTCGTCAAGCGGTTGAGTTCGGCACGGACCGAGCGCAGTTCCTCGCGCATCACCTCGACCTGTTGGGCGGACGAGGTGATGATGGCCTGCGCCAGTTTCGCGTCATTTCTTGAATTGTTGTCGTTGCGCGGACCGAAGGTCCCGGAGTCCATTTGCTCGAGATAGGGTCGGTAGCGGGCGGTTGCGGCCTGATCCATCACGTACTCGCCGCGATGAACGACGCCGGCAACGACGTTGGACGGCCCGTCGCCGGTGTAGCCGCCGCGGGCGAAGCCCTCCAGGCTGCCGCGGTCGCCGCCAGAACTGATGAACGCGCTCATATAGCGGTTGAGTTGGCGAATGGCCGCGTCAACGCTCATGACCCCGTCGTCGATGTCGATGAGTTTCGAGACCTGGCGTTCAAGGGCATCGATCTGTCTTTCAGTCGATGTCAACTGCCGCGTCGCCGACGCCTGCACGGTATCGAGCGAGGATGTGACCTGCTCGAAAATCGTCGCGTATTGCGGGCTGGACGCGTAGTAGGATTTTGCCTCTTCCAGATAGGCTTGCGCGGCGCTTGTCAGGCTCGACATAGCGGTCTCGTCGCCGCGCATGGCCGCCTGGAACGTGCTACTGTACTGTTGCTGAGCCTCAGCCAGCCGTTCCGACGCAGACAGTGTCGAAAGATTACTGTCAAGCTTCAGATCGTCGCGGAACGCCTTCACCTGGTCGATGAAGTTTTCCAGCGTTGAGGCGGTGTCCTCGAGTTCGCTTCGCTCGGCGTTGTAAGCGTTCAAAAGATCCTGTCTGGCATCCTGAACCTGTTGTTCGCGATATTGACGAATCAGGGCTTTGCGCTCGGCGTTGAGCGTGTTTTCCAAAACAGCGAGCGCGTGCTTAGAGGCGCCCGACTCCTTCAGCGCCTCATATTCTGCTTTGGCGGCTCGGTTGAAGACAGCCAACTGCCCCTTCAGGGTGGATGTGTCTATCCGCGCCGTGAAGATGCGGTCCCAGAACTGCTGCAGATCGACGGAAACGGTGACGTCGGACAAGTCCTTCAGGGCCTTCCTGAGTGCCGGAAATCTTTTTGACAGTGCGTCGATCTGCTTGTCCGTGAGATTGGAGTTTCTAATGATGTTGGCCAGCGAGAGCTGCAACTCTTTGAAGGCGCCAGCACCGCTGAGGCCAAGCGCCTCGGCGTCCTTCAGACGCTCGTTGTACTTTTCCTGGGCATCGGCAATATCGTTCAGGTAGCCCCGGCCCGACAGGTCGTTGATGCTGGATCGGACGTCGCCTCGGTACTCGTCCCTGAGGTCGTCGAGCGCCGACCTCAAGCGCTTGGAAATGGCCTTGGACGCCTCTGTCGACGACATGCCGAGGTCCATAAGGGTCTTTTTCAGGCCGGAGGCGGTGCCGCGCGCATTGGCAACGGCGGCCTCCATTTCCGTCATCTCCCTGGCCCCGTGCAGCAGCGACAGGGCGTATTGCTGCGCGGCCGATCGCGCTTGTCGGGTGCGCTTGGCGACATCGGATTGTGTCTCGCCAGCGCGCTTGAACTCTTTCGCATCTGAAATCACGCCCTGCAGGCTGTCGCGAAGGTCCAGCATGTTCTTCCTGGCGACGACAAATGGGGAGTTGTCCCCAAGGCCGGAACGCAGAGCATCGATGGTGCTCTCAAACCCGCCGAGAAATTCCTTTCGAACGCGCTGCGTGAACGCGGCCGTGGCCTTGCGGAGTTGTCGGACCATCGCGTCGTTACCGGCCTTTTTTGCCAGTTCGATCGCCGGGTCCGTCTGCGACTTGTACTCGCGAACCTGCTGTGTCGCCGTGCCGACGCCGCGGCCACGGCCAACATCTATGAGGGAAATGATGTTCTCGCGTTGCGCATCAAACTGTGCTTTGGCCTGCTGGCGCTGCTTGTTGTTGCTGCCGCCGAAAAGAGAGCCGACAACGCCGGCGAGGCCGCCCGCAAGGGCGCCGAGAGGATTGCCGCCGGTTGCGGCAAGGCCGCTGAGCGCGCCACCGATACCGCCCATGACCGTTCCAGCGGTGCCGCCGCCGGTCTGGTAGCCGATGCCGGCGCCCCCCAAGACAGCACTTGCGGTTCCGCCGGAAAGAATGCCGCCGCCTTTGCCGAAGATGGCTGAAAGCCCTGTAACAGAACCCTTTGCCGTGCCCGCTTCTGCGCCGGTCTGTGTCGCACTCGAAATCGTCTTGAACAGCCCAGAAAAAAGCCCGCCCGACGACGTTACATTGTCATTTGCGGCCGTTGGTGTGCCGGAAAACAGGTTCTTGATGTTCTGCGATCCGATCTGGGCAAAGCTGCGAGCCAAATTGCGGAAGAAATCCTTTGCGTCCGCCGCCGGCTTGGTGAACAGGTCGCCGAGCGCATCGCCGAGCGTCTGCTCGATCTGCTTCGCCGTCTCGTCGGCCTGGTCGCCGACCTTGCGCAGGGCGTCGATTTCCTTGTCGACCGCCTTGCGCTGGATCTCGGTCAGCTTGTCGCCGTACTTGTCGAGCAGCGACATGAGTTCCTTGATGCGGGCTTCGGCTGCTTCCTTCGGGAAGAACTTTTCAACCAGACCGTCGGCGGTGTCCTTGAAGCGTTCGAACTCGCGGGCGGCCTCCTTGGCCGCCTTGGCGGCGTTCTTGGTCTTCTCGTCAAGGTCGCCGATGCTCACAGACGCCCCGCCCGTGGACGTTGCAACTTTTTTTAGATTGCCATCGACCGTCTGCAACTGTTTCCCAAGGTTCACATAGGCCTTGGTGAGAGCATCTGCCTCTGATGCGGCCTGGTCCTCAAAATGCTGGAGAATATCCGAGTTCAGACCGGTCAGGCGCAGAAACCCGACACGACGCGCATTCGCTGCTTCGAATTCCGCATTGGCCAGGATCATGGCCGACTTCGCGGCCTCCACCTGCATGGCAATCTGGTTGCGGAGGGCCATGGTATAGCCCTCGGATGCGGCTTTGGCATTGTTCAGCGCGCCCTCATTCTGGCGATAGGCGAACTCCGCATCGGCCGTGGCCTGGGCCGCCGCACTGACATTGTCGCGAAGCAACAGATACCCGCCTGCCAACGCCGTCACAGCGATGCCGATCGGTCCACCGACGAAGGCCATCGCCGCCGAGAGGGTGCGCGCGGCGACGGCCGCCGCCCCCATCGTCGCAGTCATGGTGGCGAACCGGGCGATCACCGTCGCCAGCGCTGCGGCAAGGTGACCGGCGGTGAAGATCACGACCGCGTTGACGATGAGCCCCATATTGTCGGCGACGGCCTTGATCGCGGGAACGAGCGTGCCGGTCATGGTGCCGCCGACGCCAAGCACTTCGGCCTGCAGCGCGGACCATACCCGCCCCGCCTGGAAACCCGGGCTGTTGGCCATTTTGTTGAAGGCGATTTCCGTCTGCCCGGCTTTGTTCTCCATCTGGCCGAGGACGTCGGAAAAATCCTCGCCGGCCTGTCCGGCTAAAGCCATTGCGGGCACGAGGGCTTCGACGCCGCCGAACAATTGCGCGAGAACGGCGGTGTTGCCGCCGGTCTTCTGCACGAGATCTTCAAGGAAGCCGGCAAACCCCTTCGACGCAAGCCCGGCCGCGGTGAAATCGATCCCGAGCTGTTTTGCGAGCTTCGACGCCTCCGACGTCGGTTTTGCCACTGCGGCAAGGATCGCGCGAACACCGGTCACCGACTCCGCCGTCGAAATGCCGCCCTTCGTCAGGGCCGCAATCGACGCAACGAGTTCGTCGAACCCGACGCCGGTTTGGGCGGCAAGCGGCGCGACGCGACCGAGAGTCGACGACAGTTCTTCGATGGTCGTCTTGCCGGCCCGCATGGCCACAAAGAGCGCGTCCGAGACCGCCGTCGCGCTTTCGACCTTCGACCCATAGGCATTCAGGATGCTGGTCAGGCCGTCGGCGGCAACCGCGACGCTGGTGACGCCACCGACGGCAAGGCGGTTGGCCGCGTCCAAAGTCCTGGTCGCCTCGGCGGCGGAAGAAGCCCCCGCCGAGATGATCTGGTAATAGGCGCGCGCCTGACCGGTTAGGTCTCCGAATGCGCGCCCTTGTGCGGTCGCCCCCTTTTCCAACTTGGCCATGTTGAAGGTGGTCGTATCAACCAGCGTCGAAACTTCCGCAACAGCATCCTTGAAGCCGACGACACTGCGAACACTCATTGCGGTGCCGACGGCCGCACCAAGAGCGCCGGCCGCTCGGGTTAAGCTGCGCATGCTCATTTCGGCGAGGTTGACCGACCTGGTCATCTTGCGGAAATTGCTTTCCGACGACCTCGTCAAGCGATCGACTTTCTTTTCTGTCGTTTCGGCAGCGCCGCCAATGTCAATAATGACACGCCTGACGACGCGCCCGCCGCTTTGTGCGCCGGTTGGATCGATCTTGACGGAAAGGGTGGCCATCAGCGTTTCTTCGGTTTTCACTTGTCGAGTTCTTTGACGATGTCGAGATATTCGGTATCGAGGTCCTGGATCATGCGCAGCAGGTCGTAGCGGGCGGACGGATCGCGATATCCGCAGAGGTCGCAATAGGCCGCGACCTCACTGACCGGGATGCCGGCCGGTGCGCCGAAGCCGACCCGGCGCGACCGATTAAGGTCCCAGAATGCCTCTAGATAGAAGGCCAGGCGCCCCGGAAGTTCGGGACGCCTTTGCAGCGCCGGCGCATCGGGCTTTACGCGCTCAAGTCGCTCTGCGTGCTCGCCCCACTCGACTTGCCATCGGAGGGCGCTGCGGAGTTTTTTGCGTCTTCCTCCCGCGGCACGGCCCGGAAGTTCTGCTCGTCCGTCGCGTCGCCGATGAAGACGTCGAACGCCCTTTCGCAGGCGCGGTCGGTCATCAGGTCGATGAAGTTCTCGCGCGTCGCCGCGATGACGGCGCCATCGGACTTGATGGTCGTGCTCCAGGACAACACGCCAGTGTCGTAGACGATGCCGGCGAGTTGCCGCGCCAGGTCCTTGTCGGCCTCCGAGCCGAGCTTCTTGCGGCGCTCCTGGCGTTCGGAATAGGCCTTCATCGCAATGCGGAACTGCGGGTTATCGTGGCCGGAAAGGCTCTTGGAGCGGATCCGGATCATGCCGAAGCCGAGATCGTATTCGAACGTCACGCCGTCTTCACCGGCGATCTTCTGGTCAACGGGAACGTAGCCGTCGATTTTCATGATTTCACCTCGTCGGGTTGGTGGGGCCGGCCGCCCGACACAGCCGGCCCCGATGACGCGAGCCGAGGGGAGGAGGGGTCGGCTCACAGCGCCAAGGCGCGTCGGGTCATTCACATTTTCAGTTGCATGCGGTATCGTCCGCCCTCCGAAAGGGAGGTGGGGAAATGCGTGCGTTTTTCAGTGTTGTTTTCTTGGTCGCGCTTGGGTTTGCCGGATGCCAAACCGCAAGCATGGAAACCCAGTTCGATGCCTCTGCGCATGAATTTGCGCTCGGTGCCGGCGACGCCTCCGTCTTTGGACAAGCATTCATGCGCCGAAATGACGGCGTGGTTGTCTACGCGGCCGGTAGCACGGTTCTGTTAATGCCGGACACCGGCTACACCAGAGAGATCGTTGAAAAGTCCCAGATCGCATTCGGCGGGTTTTCTGCCGAAGCGATAGACAAGCGCTACGAAAAGTACACCAAGGAAACGGTTGCAGACGGTGAAGGCCGCTTCACATTCGCCTCGGTTCCCGCGGGCAACTACTATCTGGTGACATACGTCACGTGGTATGCCGGCGGCATCCAACAGGGCGGCCGCATCTATCGGCAGATCACGGTCGAAGACGGCGCCGAAAAATCGATCATCATGACCAGCTAGCGCCATAGAAAAGGCGCCCGAACGGGGCGCCTTCTTGATTGCAGGACATCGTGCCGCGCCGTTATCCGGCAACGGCCTCGATCGCGACCGGCGGGAATTCCTGCGCCAGCCTGGCGAGCCCCTTCGCGGTGACGCGGACTTGCGTGGTCACCTTCTCGCTGCCGTCCGACCGGTAGACGGTCGTCGTCTTGTGCTCGAGCAGGCCTTGCGCCAGCTTCGACTGGTAGGCGATATCGCTGGTGCCGGGCCGGCTGTAGATCCAGCCGTGCGAGCGCAGGAAGGCAAACAGGTCCTTCGGCCGCACCTGCAGGGTCTTGGCCGCATCGGTGATGCACAGCGACCCGTCGGCGTTGCTGAGCCGTTCCAGCGCGTCGACCTTCGGCGCCTGCTCGGCAATGGTTCCTTCCAGTTCCAGCACCTTTTCGGTGTAGGTCAGCAGCAGCGAGCGCAGATTGTTCGGATTGCCGAGCGCCTCCATGGCGTCGACTTCGGGTGCGCGGTAGCTGCCGGTGCGCCGGATCGACGGCAGCACGTCGTGGAAAACCCAGCGCTGGAAGCGGGATATCCGCTTTCGAATGCGCTCGTCGACTTTTTTCGTTGCTCGCCGAAGAATAATCGCCCGATAGACACCGGCCTCGGATACGATCGAGACATCCTGCTCGCCGCCAGGGGTGTGCACCGGGTGCACACCCTTTTCGTCAGCATCGAGCAGACGAGTCATTTGCGGCGCCGAACTGTAGGCCAGTTCCGCCGCCACGTCGCCGGCGACGAACCAGAACTCCCCATCCTGCTCGACGATGCGCACGTTCCGTCCCTCGAACTGGAACGGGGTCACGCCGTTGATCTCCATCGTGGTTTGCGTGTTCATGTCAGGGTCTCCTGTGGCGCCCGGCCGACCAAGCCACCGGCGCGTAGTGGGTCGCAATGCGACACCGGGGCCACAGAAGCTCTCGGTATCGCGCCATCCCCTTGGTCGCGGGGGTGTTTGAATTGTCAGTGGGCGTCGTCAGATGTCCGCGCCGGGCCTAGTTGATCCGGTCGACGCGCCGCGGAACGTCGTTCAAGAGCTCCGGATAGAAGAACGGGTCGTTGTCCTTCATGTGCCGCGCCACACAGGCGCGGGCGATCTGGACGAAGCGGAGCGACCCGTTGCCTTCCAGGAACTCCCGCATGTGGGCGGCGGCCGTCGTCAAAAGGGCCTCGGGCGGGATCTGCTCCGCAAACTCCCTCGGGCTGATCTTCGGGCGCCCTTGTTGCGCCGGGGCCGTCATCGCCGGCTCCCGCCTGGTCGGCGGGCGGCGGTTGAACGACTTCACGGGAACGGTCTTGCCGCCCATCCAGTCGAACAGGACGTTCGTGCACCACACCGCGAATTCCGGCGACAGCCATTGTGCGAGGTGGATGGCGACCTTCGGATGGACCCACGTGCCCTGTGGGCCGGAACCGCCCTTAACCGATTGAATCAACTTCGAAACGGGAATCCCCGCTTCGGCCGACAGCGCCGACATGAACCCCGACGTCGCATCGAGGCGCGCATAGTCGTTGAATTTCTTCCCGGCCGCCTTGCACATGGCCGTCGCGTTCAGATAGCCGTCCTCGACGCGCTGTTCGATCCGGGCGGCGTGGAACGGGTGGATGACGATCGCGTTCACTTCGCCGCCCTCCCCTTCCGGAACGTCACGCGCATGACGTTGTCGTCATGGGCGGTCATCACGGCCTTGCCGCCGCGCTTCGTCGTCCAGGTCTGAACGCGCATGTTGTTGCAGATCGCCGGCCTTTTCCTGCCGGCCTGCGCCGTGCTATTCGCTCCGGCAGCCATTGCAGCCTCCTGTCAGGTTGCTTTCGGTTAGGGCCGGTAGGAAGGTGGTGCTTCCTATCGGCCTGTTTTTGTGATAACACGGTTTCAGATTGGGGTCAATAACTGTGATAACACAAAAGCCAAAGAAGCGCGGACCGAAACCAACCGGGAAAGGGCAGATGCTCGGGGTCCGGCTCCACGACGATTTGCTTGTGCCTCTCGATGCGTTCATTTCGGACGAGGCGGTGAACCCGGGCAACCCATCTCGCCCCGAAGCCATCCGCCGCATTCTTCGCGATTGGCTGGAAGAGCGCGGCTACCTGAACGACTAGATTCCCTCTTCCTCAGCCCCGCCCGTATCGACCTCGAACGGCGGCACCTCATCGACTTCAGGCGCCGGCGGCACATCCGCCGCCGCGCCCTTCCGTCCGACCTCGACGGCGAGCCCCTTGCCGATCCATAGATCGCCGAGGTGGCGCGCGACGGTGAGCTTTTCGCCGGCCGGATGATGGACCTTCCAGCCGGTGTCGTAGCCGTCGAAGGCCTGGATGATCTCGACACGCATCACGCGACCGCCCGCGTCAGGATGATGGTCGCGTTGTTGGGCGGCGAGCTCGCGGTCGAATAGAGGCCCTGCCATTCGAAGTCGAGCATGATGTCCTGGTCGTTGCCCGGGGTCGGCACGGTGCCGGTCGTAAACTTCGCCTTCGGGATGTTGATGGTGTACTTCTCGTTCGTCACCGAGCCGACCGTCCAGGAAATCCCGACATCCGTGTGGTTGACGAAGGCGTCATAGGCGGCAAGGTTCTCGAAATAGATCGAGATCGAGCCGGTGACGACGCAGCGGCCGGACCCGATGCCGACAAGGCCCTGGGTGCCGACGGCGGTCTGTTCGCGAAGGTTGTTCTCGATATTGACGGTCAGCGACATCACCGTCGGCGCCGGCGAAATCCCGGTCAGGGTCAGCGCGGAAACGTCGTTGGACGCCGCGGAGATCGCGTTGGTGTTCGCCGCGGTGTAGGTGGCGCCGGAGAGCGCGGCGGCGGAGGACGTGTGCCCCCGCCCCATGACGCTCATGGTGTAGGTGACGCGCTCCCGGGCGTTGATGTTCAGCGTCATCGCGCCGATCTGGCAGCCGGTGAAGCGCATGTAGGAGTCGGTCGCGCCCTGCTCGAAGGTCTTTTCGAAGGTGAAGAACTTCTTCGTCGTGCCGTTCTTCAGGACATTCGACGACCAGGTGCTCTGGAAAAGTCCCTCCAGGAGCGGATCGAGCGTGCCGTAGGACAGCTCGCCCTCGATATCGCCAGCGACGGCATAGCCGACATCGATGCTGTCGGAGACGTTCCGGTCGGCGCGGATTTCCTCCGAGCTGACGGTTTCCTTGTTGTAGTTCAGGGACTCGCCGGTGAAGCGGAGATTCTGAAAGCTCGGCGATGCGGGAGTGGTTCCATCCGTGCTCTCGGCAACGAACGCCAGCCTGGTACCACTGGAATCTGCAAAGGCCATTTGTGGGCTCCATCGATTGGGAAGGCCGACGTCGTCCGACGTTGGCGATGCGGCTTGCCCAAGGCCGTGTTACGGGCGCGCGAGCCAATCCTTCGTTGGTTCGCCGAGTAGATCTCGTGTCCATCCGCTCATGGAGCGGGTCTTGTCCGCATAGAACCGCAGCGCTTCGGTCCACGCCTTGGTGAAGCTGCTGCACTCGCTCCATGGCTTGCCGTCGAAGAAATGCGGCTCAGGGGTCATCGGGACGCCGCACAGAACGATCCGGTCGAAGCCTTCCCCGATCGCCACCTTGACGGCGAAGAGCCCGGACGACCCGGACCCGGACATTCCCGGCCATCGGTATTCCAGCGTCTCGTCAATACGGAAGGCGTTCGGCCGGCCCTGCTGCGTGTTGTTCTCGTGCGCAATTCGCTTTTTCGGCCTCGGAAAGCCCTTCGCGTCGCGCTGCTTCAGCCATTCCGCCGCCTTTTCCGGGTGCAGCGAAACGAAGACGTCGATCTCGCCCGGGTAATGGGCGAGCATATCGTTGATGGCAAACGTCGCGTCGAACGTTCCGAAGCGCCGCGCGTTGTCCAGATCCTCCCAGACGCATTTCGCGCCGCCGAGGATCACGACCGAGCGAGCCATTCCTTCAGGCGCTCGATGTCACCGGGATCGGCCGACGGGTTGCACGAAAACGCATCGAAGTTCGCCTCGATTTCGTCCAGCGCCCGGACATGGGCGTCCAGCACCTTGTCGGAGGCGATGTTGCCGCCATGGCGCTTTGCCGAAGCGAGAATGCCGGCCTTGTCCCTGCGGACGGTGATCGGCCGGGCTTCCGGGAACGATGCCATGAACGGGCGCCAGTAGAGGGCGGAGACCTTGTAGACCCAGGGCCCGCCGGTGTAGCCGTCGCCTTTCATCGTCCAGAGCACGGCGCTTCGCCAGCCGGGCCGGGCGACAATCGTCCGGCCGGCATCGGCCATTTCCCAGCCGCGACCGAACCACGACCGTTGCAGCTCGAAGATTTTGCGGTTTTCCAGTTGGCCTCGGGGATAGCCTTCGACGGTGCCTGAGCACGAGCCGACCCAGGCGCCGACGGCGTCGATCACCGTCGCGGTCACCCATGAGGATTTCGACCGCGCCATGGTGAAGACGAAGTAGGGGTTATTCATCTTCCCCATAGCCTTCGATACAGCCCCGAATGAAGCCGCGAAGAATTATCTCAATCTCATCTTTCGATTCACCATCCCGAATCAAACGGTCCCGATATTCGTGAAACAACCGAAGATCGTCATTGTTAAGGTTGGCTCGCGCTTCGCTTTCCAATATCGATTTCACGCCGCCACCTCCACGGCGCCTTTCGCGCCCCTGTAGACGATTTTCCCGCGCAACAACGGGGTGATGTCGAGTTCCCTGACCTCGGCATACTCCCGGACGAAACAGAGCCGCCTATGGGCGCCGTATTCGCCCGGCTTCCACTGCTCGCACAGCCGCTGCCAGTCGGACAGAAAGCGCCGGGCACCGGGCGTGTCGTTGAACGCCAGCACCGCCGACGCGATTGCGTTCTCCGGGCACCGTCGGCGCCACCGCTCCGGGTTCTCGGCAAACCCGACGTCGTACTCGCCAAGGTCGATTTCGGGCGCTTGCAGGACTTCGGTGTCCACGTCGATCCAGGTGACCGGGCCGAAACGCCGGACCTGTCGTTTGATCCATGCCGGCGCCGCAAGACACGCCTGCCGCGGCGTCGGGAACGGCGACACGCGCTCGATGTGATAGGCGAGACCGAGTTCATCCATGCGCGCTTCGAACCGGTCTGCGAAACTGGCGTAGTGCGGATCGGTCGTCGCGAAGGTGACGATCAAAGAACCGGCGCCCCATGCTCCGTCTGCCGCGGCGCCCAGCCGGACCGGTCCTCGACAAACATCGGGTGAGACGATAGCGCCTCGTAATCGACCAGGAACGAGTTCGGCAGACACAGGTCTTGGAACTGCCGTAGCTTCTCTGTCGGGTCGTCCAAGCGCCGCCCACGATAGGCCATTTGCGACCGCAGGACGTCTTCCGTGTTTCGGACCACATAGACCACGGCCAAATCGGGTTTGAGTGCCGAATAGAGCCCCGCCAGCCAGCGAAAGCAGGTCGCGCCCTGCAACACGACGTCGCGACTCTCCCCAAGCCATGCGACGACCGTATCGGCCGACAGGTCCGGTTCGGTGTCGCCCTCAAACCGCGGCGTCGCCAAGTCCCGCTCCATCACGAACACCTTGCCGGTGTCGGCGGCGATCATCCTTGCGCAGATCGTCGTGCCGGACCGGTGAGGGCCGGTGACGATGATGCGGGGGAAGCGGGCGAGGTGTTCAAACATCACCAACTAACGTGAGCAAGTACAATGCCATCAGTGGGTCACGAGAGTCTTCTGGACTTATACCGTGTTCAACTGCAAGCCAGTCCATAATTGCCGGAACGGCATTAATGCGCGACATGCATGGTGATGAAAAGGACGGTGTTTTTAGTGAAATTCGTCCGGCCGCATCAGTCGCAAGCCGCGAATTAGTCCAATCTATTTCTGTTGGCTTCGGCTTTGCATTTTTTAAAATGCAAACTATCCCTTTGCCATCTAAAAAAGATGCATCTTTTTTAGAGACAATATAACTTCGTCCCTGCCGAAAGTCTTCCACTGAACATCCCGGGTAACTGAAATCATACAACGCCCGAATAACGATGTTCATGCCACTCATCCCTATGCCTCCCGCGCTCACTCGTGCGTCTTGACCAGGTCCAACGCCTGCTGCTCGGTGAAGCCGGCGGCGACATAGGCGTCGAAGGCAATGCGGCGGCGTTCGGCGATGACGGCGACCAGTTGCCGCCAATGATCCATCTGCCGCACAGCCGATGCGAGAGCGCCGGCAAACTCGTCTTTCTCCTTGTCGCCAAGATTGACGAGTTTCGGTCCGTCGCTCATATCGCCCATCCAGTTTCATGCGGCTTCGGCGACCCGTGGTAGCAGATCACCCGCGCCCTTTTCCGCTCATCGATGGAGTGCCACTTGTGCGAGACAACCTGCCCCGGCACCAGGTCCTGCCACCGGTCGGCCTTGATCTTCCAAAATTGCTCGAGGAAGCCCTGATCCCCCCACATGGCGCCGTGACTGCATTCCCGCATCCACCGCGCCGGCGCCTCGATCCATTTCAGCCAGATCGGCGACCGGTCCTGCTCAGGAAGGAACATCATCCCCGAACCCAGGCCATCGGGCCGGCCGAAGTCCCGAAGAAGGGTCAGATCCGATACGGCGGCGATGTCCTTCAAGCTACCGTTGATCACCGTGTCGAGGTCCAGATAGAGCAGATCGCCCTTCACGTCCGGGCGGAACAACTCCATTTTCGACCACCAGCCCGGCCAATCGTGCCGCAGCGGGTCAGTCGCGGTTTCCTTCACATCGGAAAAGCATCTGAACCTCACCCCCGGCAGGTGCCGCCTCACGCCGTCCTGTAGCCTGTGGACATATTCCGGGGTGTAGACGCCGCCGGATTTCAGGACGCAGGCGACGGTCGGCATTCAATAAATAAGCAGGCATTTTGGTTGGTCTTCATATTTGTCGCCAATGTATTTCGGCAACAGACGATCAACCGATGCTCCCACTGCATCGCCGCGAAGCCCACTGTCCGACATGACGTCTATGGGCATGTCGTCCGGCAAATCCTCAATCGCGCGACGGAGCTCGCCGACGGTTAAAGCGCCACTGTTTGCGCCGGGTTTTTCATGCTTGCTCACAGCGGTCCTCATGATCTATGGGATAGCACGGCGCCTAAAATCTGTTTCATCAGGAGCAAGCGGCTACCATCGTCGTAGTCTTTCGAGAAAGTTGCATAAGCAACCAAACGCGCAAACGCTTTCGGGTCAGAAACGACAGCGCACCATTCTTCCTTGGAATGGGTAGAACGATGCGAAATGAGACCATCAACGGTAAGCGAACAGCAGAAACCTTCCGGTCCTTCACCGGCAAATAGATCCTTTGCGTAATAGATGTCGCCGTAGACGACCGCTTCGACGTCCCGTGCACGGCCGATGAACTGCCGATCGCCGTCCGCGCTTTCACGGTGGACGAGATAGGGCCAGCGTTCCTTGCGGAGGGCTGCAAGTTCATCGGTCATGGTCCACCCCTAAGCAACAAATGGAGCCCTACGGCAATCCTGCCATGCAGGGGTTTTGTCAAGATTTGCGTATATGCCGCCCATACCGCCCAATCCCCACAGCTTCCGCGACCCGTCGCTTGTGGCATTGTACCGCTCGATTTCGTCGCGGCATTCCTCGTCTGAGAACGTCGAAGGCACTAGCAAAAGAAACCCGTCGTCTGCAACGAGATATCGAATGCTTGCGCGCTGCATCGTGCCGGTCACAGCGCGTTCCTCTGCGCCGCTTTCTTCTGGAACTCGTCCAACATCCTTACCGTTCGGTTGAATTCGGCAAATTGCCGGGCAGCGTCTGCGAAGGAGATGCCCACGGCTCCGAATGCCGCGCTCGCTCGACGGATGGCCTTCGCTTGGCGCACCGCCCGAACGCGCCGCTCCATTCCATGCCGTCGGATGCACTAGTCAATGCGCCGGCCGAGGTCGTCAACTGCGGTGCGGTCGATTGTGGTCATTGTCGCCTCCTCACCCCAAAAAGCTATCCCGCTGATACGGGAAACTCACCGGGACCATGTAGAACGGTGGCGACGTGTCGGGCGTCCCCACGTTCATCGTCCGAAACAGAATATTCCCGCTTCGCCAGTTCGTAAAGATCGGCTCGATCAGGTCCACAAGCGCGCGCGCCGCCGCGCTGCCTTGGCCACCTGGCGTGAACACCTGGATCATCACCACACCGGCATATCGGATGGCATTGTTGCCCGGATCGCCCATGCTTTGGTTGATGCCGTCGCCGTTCAGAATGGTCAGGCGCACGGAGCTTTCATCGGTCGGCGGTTCGAAGGTTTGAGCATCCCATCCGACTGGCGTCCGGAGCGCGGCCGGGGAGCCCGTCGTCCACTCCGTATTGAAGCGGGTTTCGATGGCGGCGCGCTCGCTGGCGAAGGTCACCTAGTCGATCCTCGCAAACATGGTTTCGATCTCCGCCACGGTCACCGCCACCATGCCGTTCGGCGCCTGGCCAGACCAGCCGTTTTCGAGCCGGTTGATGTAAGGCAGATTCGACTGCACGTACGTCACCTTCGGCTCGTGCAACCCGGTGATGATCGATGATCCACGATTGATCGTCGCAGCGCCGCCCGGATCAACGCCGGCCGGCACTTCGTCTGTCGGGCTTTCGAGCGACACCACCCAGGATCCGCGCGCCCGGCCGGAATCCACCGGCGTGCGCAGGACAACCCTGCTCAGCGTCTCCATTGCGATTTTCTGCAAGACCAGCGTCAGCTTGTCCTCGACCTCCTCGACGAACTCGCGTTCGAGATCGATTGAGAACTGTGTTGCATTGGCCATCGGCGATAGCGCCGGGATGCACAGAAGCGCCCCGGCGCGGCTCCGTTACTTCTTCGGAACGGCGTAGATGAGGATCATCTGGCGCTCATCCGAAAGCTGAACCCGCCATCCCTCGACCGAGTACATGCTCGGCGTGATCGTCTCATCATGACCCTGCAGCTCGCGCAGCAGGGTCTTGCGGATCGACCGAAGCTCGGTCGCCTTCGACAGGTCGCGTTCGGGCGGCACCTCGAGCGCGACGCCGTGCCAGGCCACGTTCGAGAAGAAGTCACCGCGGAACTTCGCCGAAGCCGGGTAGGGCCGACCGTCCTTGTCCTCCCGATCCCAGATCGGGTTCAGCTTTTCGTGGATGGCGTCGATGGCGCCCTCCGCATAGTGCTTCTCGACCTCGGCGAAGATCGCCTCACGATCTGCGGCAATGTTGGTCGTCTGCTCGGTCTGAGTGGTCATGGTCAGTCTCCTTGTTGCGAAAAATTAGCTGTTGACCACCGTCGCGGCGTAGAAGCTGCCAGCCCCCACAATATCGCCGACATGCATGACGGTGTAGGATGACGCGCCGACGGTCAGCCCGTCGTTTTCCTTCGGCGTCAGAGTGTCCAGTCCTTCAATCCAGACCAGCTTTTCGGTCGGGCCGGCGATATAGCCCGGAAGGGCGTCTTCAATCTTGGTCGACGTGTCGAACAGCCCCCGCCCGGTGTCGGTCGACGTGGTCGTCGAATACGAGCCCGTCGACGGGTCATAGGCGCCCTGCGTGGTCCTGGTCAGCGTGCAGGATTGGATGACGCCGGAGATCTTCGCCGCGACGCCGTCGAAGGCCTTGGCGGCGATGGTGGCGACGGTGGTAGTCATTGTTCAGGCGCCGCGATGTGCCCCATGCTCGTCAGCACGCGCGCCTTCATCACCTCCAACATTGCCAGCATTTGCGACGCTTTCAGATTGCTGGCGTAGTAGCCAACACCGAATTCATCGCCGTCCAACCCAGCATCAAGCGTCAGAACGAAAACTGAGGTGCATGCGCGTTCGCCAGACCTGATTTCTCGGGCGGCTTCCTCAAGACATTCGGGCGGCGAAATGAGGGTGTTGTCGCAAGCCGCCACAGAGCGCGCCATGGCCAGAGATTGGACCTTATCGGTCATACCAGATCCTAAGCCTCATTCTCGAGCAAATGCTTCTTCGCCATCTCGAGTAGCCAAAGCACTGCCCCGCCGTCGGCAATGGACGAAGCGAAGTACAGCTCTCCGTCGTCGTCGCGTCCGACGATGATTACACCGTCCGAGCAATTTCCCTTGCATGCGTCGAGCACACGGTCGGCTGGCAAATCGAGGCACGTGATGGTGCCGAGAGAGATGACGTTGTCGGTCATACCCGCGCCAACTCGACAGTGTTCTGGTTCTTCACCAGACCGACCAAAAGCCCTTCAATCTTCGTGAAGACGCTCCGGGCCGGGGCACCAGCGCTGTACTCCGTTTCCGTCTCAACCGGTCCTGCCTTGACGCGTTCCATGATCGGCGCGCCGCCGCGCTCCAGAGCCGGCTCGAGATCGGCGCCGGTCAGGATCAGCAGCGCCGCCTCGAAATTGGCGTATTTCACCTTGTTGGGGACGGTGTCGGCGTCGATCGAATAGCCGTCCACGTCGCAGATATAGCCGCGCGGCCATGAAAGCGACTGCGCTTCCGTCGTCGCCAGGCCTTCCCAGCGGCCGCGGTATTTGCCCTCGAGGTAGTCGCAGCCGCGGATCAGGGCCGCTTCCTTCGCCGCATCCGTGCCGGTCCACGTGGTGATGGCGCGCGCGGTGAAATACGCATCGGCCTCCGCAGCGGAACCGTAGGCAACGGCCGTTGCGGACTTGGCCGTGACGTCGATGGTCATGCGGCGGCACCTTCATCATCGGCAGCGCCGTTGGCCTCGCTCTGCACGGCCGCCGGGGCGATGGAAGCCTCGCTCTGGGGCGCCGACAGAGCGTCGCGATACTGCGTGATCAGCGTCTCGCGCTTGGCCTTCCAGTGCGGCACCTTGCCGGTCGCTGCCTCGATTGCGGCGCGGAGTTCATCGTTGGAGAGTTCGGAGGAGTCGCCGGCAACGCTCAGCGGGACGTCTGCAGCCTCACCAGCGCCTGAAAGCGAATTCGGCGCCTCAACGCCCGCCGGCACCGGCTGAACGGCAGCAGCGGCCGCCTCAGCGCCGTAGAGCACGTGTTTCTTCGGATCGAAGTTGGCCTTGTTGATGATCGCCCAGCCTCGGGGATGATCTGCGACGATTTTCACGGTCGGGATGCGCATGGTGTCTCCTTTAGGCGGCTCGTGAATAGCCCTGGACATGGAAATATTGCTCGACCATGCCGGTAAAGTCGTCGCTCAACCGGACGGCCAATGATTCACCGGCCGTCAGAAGAATCGGTGCGCCAGAAGCCGCGAACGTCCAGCGCACGGCGACAAAGTTGTCGCCTGTCGCCCAATCGTGCTCCGTCACGTCGTAGCAAAGACGCGACCAATGCAGATTGGACTTGATCGGGACGTTGTCCGTGAGGTCGATGAGCTCGCTGTCGCCGCTGTCGAGAACCTTGACCAGGATCCCGTTTGTCAGCGCGCTCAGATTGCCGTATTCGTCAGCGCTCAAAGTGCCGCCATCACGGAGCAGCACGAGCATGCGACTGATGACATAGATCTCGTTTGCGGGACAGGTGATGCGGAAGTCCTGCGTTGGCGAGGCATAGTTGCCAACCGCATTCTTGGTCCCGCTGCCGTCACCGACGGTGTCGAGGTAGCGGAACAGGAGGTTCTCGGCAACAACGTCCGTGCCTTCGGATGCGACAAGCAACGATCCTTGGGCAGTGGTCGCGACGTTGGTATAGGCGCCGTCCTGCGTTGCGCCAACCAGAACAGACCGGGTGACGATCGCGTCGGAGTCATTGCTGATGGTCGCCGTGAGCGGCAGATTGCCCTGCCGAAATTGCCCGAACTCGGTGTGGAGACGCAGGACCGTTTGCGCGCTCGATCCGTTGACCAGCCGCACCCGGCACACCCGGGCGCCCTTGACGCCAGTGTGGAATTCGTTGAAGCCGGCCGCGACCGTGAACGCAAGCGAACTGTCGTAGTTGTTCCCGCCGTCCGTCGAAAAGTCGACGTAGAGCGTTCCACCTGCGTCCGTGTAACAGGTGACCATGACGTCCGGAAGCAGGCTGAACTCTCCGCTGCCCGTGAACGTCGCGTTACTGCCGAGCGGAACGTTGGAGCTGTTCTGCTCGCTGATTTCGCACAAGAGGGCCATGACGTCGCTCCATTGCGCGGCCGGGGCAACCGTCCCGGCCGCATTCGTGGATGAGGATCAGCCGAGAACCAGCGCGATGGCCTCGTCGTTCCAGGCCTTGGCCTGATAGAGCGTGGTGATGTCGAACATCGCCTTCTTGTAGCCCTTGTAGACCGAGATCATGAACACCAGGCCGGAGTGGTCGTCCTGCACGACCATGCGGTCGACAGCGGCATCGCCGCCCGGCGGTTCGGCCATCGGCCGCATGGCGAGCTCCATGGCGGAGCGGTGCAACATGACGTTCGCCGTGTAGCTGTTGGCAATCGTCGCCGTGACGCCATCGGCGAGGGTTTCGCGAAGGCCAGGACCGTTCAGGACGATGTCCTTGTCGCCGCTCGAAGCCGACCCGGTGCCGATGACGTAGTTGTTGGAATCGCCGGAGAAGGTGATCACGTCACCGGCGACGTGGGTGCCGGCGCCGGTATCGAGGTGGATCGTGGTCGACCCGACCGCATAGGTCGTCGGCGACAGGCCGGCGGTGTCGGTCAGATAGGCCGGGGACGAGCCATACGCGGTGCCGCGGGTGTGCGACTGCGCCTGGGCGGATTCCTTCATCATTGCGCCCTGCAGGTCGAGCAGAACGCCCTGGCGAAGAAGCTCGTCGCCACCGGACTCGTTGGCCTTCTGAAGCTGCGCAAGGTTGCGGAGCTTGGTACCGGCTGTGGTGCTCAGGATCAGCGACAGCTCGCCGTCATCGACGGGCATGCCGTTGTCGACCAGGATCTGACGCGCCTCAGCGACCAGGTCGAAATTCGACGCGAACGGGGTCGTGCCGGCGGTGCCGACGGCGCGGGACGCGTTTTTATACGCCTCCGCTGCGACCGACGCCTCGATCTGGTTGGTGATCTTGTTGAAGGCGCGCTGGATCTGGTGACCGTAGATGGTCTCGTAGCCGGAACCGTTGTTGACATGCTTGATGTCTTCACCGGTCCACGGGATCTGCACGTTGGCGACGCTGTTGAGCACGAGCGTCTTGCTCGACACGGTCTGATCGTCGCCTTCCGGGATGGTCATGGACGGCGTGACAGAGGTGTTGAGCGTAGGCTCGGCGGTGGTGAAGGAGCGAACGGTGTCGCCCTGCGCCGCGGCTTCCGAGCCGGCGTTGATCATGACGGACGGGATGTAACCGACGACATTCCGACCGACAATTTCGGCTGCCTTGTAGATATCGGCAGCCAGGTCCGTGAGGACGTTGGCCATGGTGGCCTCCTTTTCAAATCAGGATGGTGAGGTTTGGGAGGCCATCGGCCGGAGGGTAGCGCCCATCGGGCGCGGTATTGACGTGAGGCTTACGCCTGATCGACGACTTTCATGCCGTCCTTGATCGCTTTTGCGCGTTCGGACTGACCCATCGCGTCGAACTTTGCCCGAGAGATGGTCTTGCCGCTTGCGCGCCCGCCGTTGTTGCCGCGCGGATCCGGCCCGGTCGGCTTGGCGACGTACTGCTTGCCCTCGTCGGTGCCGGCGAACTCGCTGACCCATTCCTTGAGGGCGACGTTGCCCATGTCGGTTTCGACGACGGCGGTGCGGTTGCCGTCATCGTCGCGCTCGACGCGGATCTTGCCGCGGGTCTTGAGGTACGGAAGCAGCACGCCCTTGTGCTTCGGGTCGATGTCCGCCGCGTCCATGGCGGCAGCGAGGCCGCCGTCGACTATGTAGCGGTTGATCGCGCCCTTCAGCTCTTCGCCTTCGGCCTTCAGCGGTTCGATTTCAGCCGCGTGGCGATCCGCGTACTTCTTCTCGAGCTTTTCGGTAAGCTTTTCGCGCATCTGCGCAAGCTGCTCTTCCGTCGGCTGCCCGCCCTTGCCCTTGGCCGCTTCCTGGAGCGCGTCGAACGCGTCCTGGTCAAAGTCCTCAGGCAGGAAGGAATACCGCGACCGCATCTTCTCGAGCGCAGCCTTGGTCTGGTCGTCGTCGATGGCGGTCTCGTCGACCTCCCGGCCATGGGCGGCATCCCGGAGCGCCTTGACGCTGCGTTTCGAGCGCTCGTGCGCGGTCTTGAGCGTGGCCACCTTCGGGTGGTTGTCGATGCCCTCCACGTCCAGCACGTACTTGCCGTCGTTCTGCCTGTAGAGGTCTTTGATGTTGTCGTCCGTCAGCTCTTCGAACTGCTCGGAGGACAGGATTGCCTTGACGCCCATCGGGCGATCTCCTTTCGTTGGCGGCCATCGGCCGGTCTGGTTTGGTGGCTTAGATGCACGCATCCGGCCCGCGGCGCTCCCTTGCGGCGCGGGGTTAGGCAGAAACAGCGATGCGTTGAACTACAGAAGCCTGGTCAGCTTTCCGCGGGACAGGCAATGGGCGCAGTAGATCACCTTGGAACCGCCTTGAGGCTTTCCATCGGCGACCATGCGGCCCTGCTTCATCTCGATTGTGAGCGCCGTCGCGACGCCGGTATCCTGCTCGCAGACGTAGCAGGTTAGAACCTCGGCTTCACCGCGCTTGCGGGCGCGGTGTCTCTTCGGCCTTTCGCCGCCTTTTATGACCCGGAATCGCTGGGGATCATCGGCCATGAGGCGGCGGCCACGAGCCGGTCGCCTTGGTGCCCATCATGACCATATCGAGGGAGGACGATTGCATTTCGTCAATCCGCTCAGCCAGGCTTTCGATTACGTCCAACAGGCGCTCCCGATCCATCTCCATGATCGGTTCACCCCAAAACGAGGCTCCATCGATTTTGCGAACACGCGGCAGCGAGTCATCTCCAGACTCGCTCACAGCCCGCCTCCCCATGCAGCAACGGCGTCGGCGCCGTCGTCCGGCCGCTGGGCGGACCGGTACTTTGACCGAAGATCGAAGTTCATCTTGGCGTCGTCGATCTGAATCACTTTGGCGTTCAGATCAATGAAATCACGGATCCAGTCGTTTCCAACGCTCACCCCAGGATTGCGTTCACGAAAGCGCAAGAGCCACTGCAAACCTTGGCGCTCCCAAGCGTATGGCTGTAGCCGCCCCTTCTCATACGCGGCCAACATCGATGACGTCAGCATTTCGCCAAGTATCTTGGCGGCCTTCTGCTCTTCGCTGTCCAAAGCCGGCCCTCCCTAAAGCTCCACACCAGCCCGTTGGAAGGCGTCGGATTCCTTCCTGGCCAGTTCGGCGAGGGTCAGTTCCTCGCCCTTGCGATCGACAAATCGGTCGATAGGCAGCTTTCCGTCACGATACAGCTTTGCCTTCGTCACGCCAAGGACATCTTCCTGTACCGACTTTGGCTGCTTGCGGAGCCATTCGCCATAGGTGGTTGACGCCGGCACCTGGCCGTCAAGGCTCGCGCGGGTCCCCTCAGGCGCTTCGCGAAGGTTGATGCCCATTTCCTTCCAGGATTTCAGAACGGGCGTTGTCGTCGAGCGGCAATTCCAATGAGCGGGCGGCCGCGGGCCGCTGTCGACCGGATAGACTTTGCCGTCCCTGGAAGCGCAGATCAGCGTCGTGCGGCTGTCCAGTGTCGCCACCCAACGAACCCCCTTGATGACACTTTCATTGGCTTTGTAGACCTCGTTTCGCGCCACGGTGGCCGTGTGGTTGACAGCGGTCCGAACGACCGCCTCAGCACCGCGCCTGTTTGTCTCGAGAATGCCGTCCTTGAACCGGTTGGCCCGCGTGCCCCTGACGCGGCGGACCATCTGGTCAATCGTCTCACCCTCGACAAAGCCGAGCCGAATTGCATCGCGAAGCCGGGCCTGCACCGCCGCTTCAAGCCCTGAGAAGTATTCCTTCAGCAACCGCCCCTGGAACGGCCGCGCATTGACCGCCGCATAGAGTTGCGCCGCCGACGGTTGCACGATGTCGAGCGCGATCGGAACCGCGTTTTCGATCATCCGCGCCTGAAAGCCGGCCTCGTATGCCGCGAAGTCCTTCAGTTCGGCGTTGAGCGTGCCCTTGACCTGGGCATAGGCGTCCCGGTTGATCGCCCGGATCGCTTCAAGCATTTTTTCGAGGCGCTTGCGGGAAAACTCGCCCGTGACCGCGGTCGGGTCGTATTTCTGGATCTTGGCGACAAGGTCTTCATCGGCCTTGTTCAACAAGGCGACGATTTTGCGCGCCGTCGCGGTCGAATAGCGCTGCAAAAACACATGGTGGCGGATCGATGCATCGAGCAGTTTCTCGCTGGCGGTGTCCATCACCCGCCCGCATGATCCGGATCAGAGCGCCGCTTCAGCGCCATAGCCGTGACCACGGCCATGAACGCAGCGCCGAAAAACCCGACGGCGCCGACAAGCGCCAGTGCGCCCATAAAGGCCCAGAAGGACGAGAACACGGCGTGAAGGGCATCAAGCATCAGCGTCGGCGCGCATCATATCGGCGAGAAAGCCTCCAGCGCCGCCTGGATGGCTCGTGGTCAACGGGACATCGCGAAGCGCCGCCGTCATGACAGTGGCAACTGCAACCAACTGCCGTTCTCTCGCTAGAGTACGCTGGCGTCGCAGATGCCAGGCACGCATGCGCCTAACGATCTTGCCAATCATGCTGCGTCCTCCTCAGCATTGGTCCGTGTCGGCTCAGGTGGCGCGGTCACCCCACCAAGCGCCGGCCCCTCGTCATCAATCAACTGCTGCTCCTCCTCGAGCGTCCGCCCGGGATCGATGACCCCGCCGCGCTGAAGATTCTCGAACAGCGTCACCTTGGAATAGGCGCCGGACTGCCACGCCGACACGATGGCGAGGATTTCCTGCGGGCTCAATTCGTGGTCGACGAAGTCGAGGTTCGGCTCGACATGCACTTCGTCCGGGTTGGCGCCGGCCCATAGGGCCGCGTCCTTCAGGCACCGTTCAAGCCCGGCCGCCGATTGAACCGAGACCATCTTGAGCGTGCTGGTCTGGCTACCGAGGCGCAGCCGCAGCGCTTCGCCGCTTTCCGCCGTACGCTTGTTGTCGGCAAACAGCTGAGCGCCGAACATGATCGCGCGCTCGAGCGTGTCCGTGATCGCCTTGCGCTGCGCTTCGACGCCAGGACCTGTGAACTCGAGGAAGTCCGCCTTGGCGCCGGTGTCCTCAAACACCCAAAGATTCGACGCCCCGATTGCTGTCGGAGCGTTATCCCTACTGCACCCGCTGATCCACGGCTGCGGCTCGCTGGTCCAATGCATCGCCGTCATGTAATCGGCGTCGAGGCGATAGGCCCGGAACGCCAGATTGGCGAGGCCATAGAGCGGGATATCGTCCGGCTCCGGCGTCAGGTCCATCGTATCGATGAAGGTGAAGGGCAGGAAGGGGAGGCGATCGCGACGCCGCGTTCCCGCTTGAGACCAATCGGCCTCGACTTCGAACTTCTTCTTGCCGTCGACCGCGCTGCCTTTTTCGATCCACTTGCGGGTTTCAAACCCGGCCTCCGCCGTCCGCTGGCACTCCAGATAGCGACAGACCTTTGACCACTTGTTCGTGACGACGTCGCGCTCTTCAGCGCTCTCGTCAAGGACCAGATACTCCAGCGTCCCGGTCGGCGCGTCCCAGTTAATCGCGCTCTCCGCCGTGTAGCCGGCGATGTAGAATTCGCCGGCATCGGTCACGCCAGGCATCAGGCCATAGCGACCGAGCCGCAGAAGCTCTGCCGTCACCCTCTGGTGCAGGGTCTGCAGCGTCAGGCCGTCCCGCGTCGCCTTTTCCTCGAGCGACTTCAGGCCGGACGGAAGCTCGATCGTCGACTCCTTCGAATGAATCAGCCCAAGGGCACCGCGGACCGTCGGTCCGACGATCTCCGGAAACTCCGCTCTCGCCTTGTATGCCTCATAGGCTCGATCGCGCGCCTGAAGGTCAGTCATGGCGACCATGCCGGACTTCATCGGCAGATACGCCTTGCCTTTGTCCTTGATGCAGCGCTCGCCCTCTACGGCGTCGCGCATCCTCTCCCAATCCGGGGCATAGGCGTCATAGGACGGATGATGCGAGGTGATGTCAAAGTCTTCGGTCATCAGTAAAATCCGCCCAACGACACCGACCCGCCGCCCCGCTTGTCCAAAAGTTTTCCGAATGCGCCCGACGACGCGTCAACCTGATCCTTGAACTGCCCGCCCGGAAACAGGCACAGCTCGTCAAGATAGGATTCGTTCCACTCGCCCCTGACGATGTAGACGTTCCCGGCCTCGCACTGGGCCGCGAACGGCTCAGCCCTCGTCACCTTGTCGCCGGTTTCCGGCTCGGCCTTGACCGTCCAGCCGGCGAGCATCGCAACCATGTCCTTGGCCTGCACCTTGCCGGCCTGACCAGGATCCTGCGGAAGGCTGATCAGCGGAGATTTTCCGTCCACCTCGGCCGTCGCCTTGATCAACTTGCGGACAGCGTTGCCTTCATCCTGCGTCGTCACCGCATGGCCGACGATGAAAGACCCATCCGGGGCCCTGCCGATCTTCACCCCGGCCGTGCGCGCCGCCGTCTTCTTCTTCGTCGCGGCAAGGTCCCAATGCCTAACCCATCTGGTGCCGGCCGGGGGCGCGCCGATGAACTGACCATCGAACCAGGACCGCTTGAACATGCCTCCCTCGCGCGGCACCGGGCGCTGCTGAAACTGGCCTGCGACGGCGTAGGAGCCCATCGGCACCTTGTCGCGCTCAACGACCTCACGCGAGAACCTTTCGGGGAACAGAAGCTCCCCGCTTGACTGTCGCGGATCCTGAAACCCGATCGACGTCCGACACCGGCGTTCCGGCTCGAACTCCATCGGCAGCATCAGATGCTCATATCCAAGCTTCAGCGATATCGCCTGCCCGGAAACATCGGCCTCATGCAGCCGCTGCATGATGATGATGATCGCCGACCGCGCCGGATCATTCAGCCGCGACGGCACCGACTCCCGGAAAATCCGGGCCGTCGTCTCCCGTTCGGCCGGGCTCTCTGCTGTTTCGGTCGAGTGCGGATCGTCGATGATCAGCCGATCCGCCCGGCCACCAGTCAGGGACGCAAACGCCTTGCCCTCACGATACCCACGGGCCGTGTTCTCGAAACTGATTTCCGCCTTGCGGGACAGGGTAACCCGGTCACCCCATAGCGACTGATACCACTCAGATTCCACCAGATCGCGCATACGGCGCGCGTCGCGCTTCGCATAGCCCTCCGAATAGGAGGTCGTCAGATACGATCGCGACGGCTCTTTCGTCCACTCCCATGCCGGCCAGAACGTTGACACCAGCAACGACTTCATCGTGCCGGGCGGCACATTGATCAGCAGCCGGGTGATGCCCCCCCTGGTGACCGCCTCGAGATGGTCGCATATCGCGTCGATGTGCCAGCCATGGACGTAATCGATGGCCGGGTGGAGGACATGCCACGCCTCCCGGACGAAACCCGCGAGCGTCGCGCATCTTGCCCGGATGCGCTCCGCATCCTTGGCAATGCGCTCACGCTCAGCCTCGAGTCGGCGCCTTTCCCTCTCCTGTCGGATCGCCTTCAGCATCGTCGCCGGATCCGGCAAGCGGGCCGAAGAAAGATTCGAGTGCCGAGAGCTGGTCATCCGTTGCTTTGGTCAGATCCACGAATGCGAGGGGTGCGCCGTCCTTGCCGGTGTGCTCCAGCGATTGCGGGGGGCGGCCATAGGCGCGATCCAGGATTGCCGTCGCGGCAGACACCCGCGCGCTGTGAGGCGCTTTTCGATCCTTGTGGATATCGTTCAGCGTCTTCAGGGCGCCATCGGCGAGACCGCGTGCCTTTTCCGATAGTTGGCGCTTGGCCGCGCTCACCTTGCCTGGCTTTCGTCCGGCACCCTGTCTGGTTCCACCACGCGGCATCTTTTGATTTCTTTGATTGTTTCCGACTTTTCAAAGATGGGCGCCACCGCTCCCCGGTCAGACTTGCGAGGGGCGCAGAAGACGAAACTGCCGCTAGACCGGCGCGGCTCCACGCCCCTACGGTGGACAGAGCGGCACAGGGCCGCAAGTCAGTTCAGATCAAGATTGAACGCGGGCAGTGAGCAGGTGATTTCGTACGGCGGCCCAAACGGGGACATGTCCCCAGGCACAAAGCGATAAGGTTGAGGGCAAGGCCCCGGCAGCGGTTCGTGGACTTCGCCGAACTTCTCGCAGATCCGCTTCCACTGCTCAGTATTCGGCGCACCTTCAATGCCCTCGCAGAAGCCGTCGAACCATGCTTTGAATTCGAGAAATGTCATAGAGCCTCCTGAAGAGCCGCCACCCCGACGCACGAAGGCCTAGGAAACCAAACGCGTCGTGGGGCGGTGTCATCTCCAAACTGAATTGGAGACCTTGGCGGGTATTTGTCGACGCTGGCGGGGCCTGCTGAACCCCCGCAATGCGGTCCGTGGTAAGACTTCCGACCACGCCCTACGGCAAGCAGAAATCACCGTGTCACAGCGTCGATAGGGTCGGCGCGCACCCCAATACCCTACGCCACAATGGCTACGGCCAAGCCGTTCTCCTGAGTGGGTCAAGATTTTCGGGCAATGATGACACGCGCCGATTAGTGTCGATGCTGACCGGACGCTACCCCGGCTCACTGGATCTATGCGCATGTCGTCCAGCGCGTCGTCACCCGTTCCCAGCTATTTCAACGCCGGGCTCTACGGGCCGACACGTGTCTGCTTTCCACGCCGCAGCATCGATTCCGTTGCCCTGATGGGCGAATTTGGCAGCGGCTAAACCGGTCGCTTGGGCGACCAGCCTTGTCTTAGTCACGGCCCTGCTGCAACCGTGAAGCATCGCAGTATCATATCAGCAAACGCGCTTCTGCGACAGCATCGTTTGCCACTACTTTTGCGGAGGCGCCAGGTTTCACGACTCGATGGCGCCTCCGCTGGCGCACCAGCTACGCGGGATTGCATGAACACAGGGTCTCTAACCCTCTGGATCCAGGCTCGCTGCCTTCCATAACAGTAGTGCGCGTCGAACCTTAGACCACCTGTCGCGACCAAGCCGAGGAGGCGTCTATTACTCGTGTCCTCGCCGGTGCTCATGTTCTACAACGCAAGGCCGCCGGCTATCGCCCATATCCTTGCTTTGCGTTGGCTGGGAAACCAGCCCTTGGCAGAAATACTTCCGGGGCTCTTTCTACTTCAGCAGACAGGATCGGCGCCCCGGAGCGTCTGCCTGACCACTATGTGCCCTCTGTAGCTCGCTGAGCCCATACGAGGGAATAAGGCGGCTTGCTAGCTTGGCGCAAACCCACGGGCGTTGCCCTGACTTGGTAGCGGGGGAGGGATTTGAACCCTCGACCTCCAGGTTATGAGCCTGACGAGCTACCGGACTGCTCCACCCCACGACACGCCGGATATCACCAGATCATTCGGGGCCCCGGCATCATCTCGCTTTTCGACGATTCGGCAAAAACGTGACTCACAAAACGAATTTTGTCAAATTCGTTCGGCATCGTTCTCCCGACAACAGAATTTCGTAGTGCGGATATCGGCAGAAAATAGCCATTTTCGCTATGGCCGCCATCGGACTGTATACAAAATCATTCGTTGCGTATTGACGCCGGACAGAGCAATACGATATGAATGACGCCGCCAGCAAATGTAACCAAAAAAATGGAGGCCACAAATGAAAAGAAAGCCGACATGGAAAGAGGGTCGCCGACACATCCGCAGGACGCGGATTGCCCTCAAACGGATCGGTCTCGCCCCGGAATGCGATTTCCCGTTGATCGCAGTCTGACTCCTCCCCAACTTGGCCGGCGCCGCGATGGCGCCGGCCGCTTCGTTTCATGATCCAGCGAGACAATAGCCAATGCCCGGGAAAACGCCTGTCTGCCCAAATTGCGGTCGTGAGAACATCGTCGTGGACGCTTGGGCCGTCTGGAACGGCGAAGCGTGGGAACTGCTTCGCATTTTCGACGCTGCATTCTGCCAGGGCTGCCTTGAAACGTTCGCCGACGGCCCCGAATGGAAAGCTATCGACCAAGCGCCGATCACCCCTTGCCGCCCGTCCTGTGAATAAACGGCCTCAGTCGCCGATAGAGTTCTTGCGAATAGGGCTCCGGCCATCGCCAGGACAATTCCCCCAGGCTGACTTCGCCGTGGACGAAGGACACAAAGTCAAGACCGCGGCGAATATCGTCGAATATCCGACGCTTTTCCGACCTCCTGCGAACGTCCTGCCATATCCAGAGATCACGGTGGACCACCGCCTCGAGGATAGCGAGCAACCCCTCCGGTAGCCCTTCCCGGAGACGGGCAACCTCCTTCTGGCAATCCAGCACATAGTCCGCGATGCTGCTTGGCCTGCCGGCGCCGCCCGGCGCCTTCATCAGATCCAGCGATCGCGCCGGCGAGATCTCCGCACCCTCAAACACATCCCGCAACCGGCGTGCCGCAACAAGGCGTCGATGCTCGGCGCCGTCCATCCACACGACCTGCTCCCGTGTCATGTCCTTTTTCGGGCGATCCTGCAGAACGTGCTTGAATTCCAGGTATTCCAGCGGCGCGGCGGAATGATCGCGAAGCTGCAGGATCGGCGACCCTTTCTCGCTGGCGTCCTCAAGGATTCGGCGCCGGCCGCCCCGCCCCGGCTCGGCCTTGGCCACCGGCCCGTCCCGGCGGCGGCCCGCGGCAATGTGATCCGTTTCGACCGGCAATGAGCCCAAACCCTTCGGCTGGACGTCGCGCGGCAGTCGAACGGTTTCCCGGTCGCCATAGTCGACCTGGTACGATCGTCGCTCCCCGCCGGAAAAATCAATGCGACGAACCGTTTTGACCTGCCCCGCTTCAAGGAACTCGGCGACGAACATGGTGTCGGGCAACCGGCCGCCGTCACGGCGCCCGGCCTTCAACTCATCCAGGATCTTTTGGCGATCCGCGACCGACAACTCCGAGCGGGGCGGATAGGGCAGCCGGTGGACGACGCCGCGCACCTTGCCGGGCGTCGCGCCGCAACGCGCCGCGATCGCCGCCACCGGCCAACCGCACATCCAGAGCACGGCGATGATGAAGCGCTCTTCGTCAGGCAGCTTCTGGACCGTCATCTCCACACTCACCTTCTTCTCGTGATTTTTCGTCTTTTCGGACGGCTTGCAGGAACGGCCGCCCTTCGATTGCGGCCATGGCGCGGTTGGCGCGGATCGACGCCGCGCTGCCGTCGTCCGCATAGCCATATTCGTCATCGAGCAAACCTTCAGGCACCGGGGACGGCGTCATCTTGTAAGTCCGGTCCGCCTTTGCTCCCTCGTCAACCCAGAAGACCTCGACTCCCTCATCGGCAAAGACCGTCAGCCAGCGGTCCCCGTCCTGCCAGATTACCACCCGCTTGGCCATCATCGTCTCCCTTCAATGCTTGTGACATGCCTTGTGACATCTGTGACATATGTGACAACTTCGCTTGTAAGCCGCTGAAACTTAACGGATTGACCATGTCACAAGCCGCCGTCCCCAGGCCACGTCGCGAACGGATCCTCACCGTCCAACGCGGTGCTGTCCGGCTTGTCCGAGGTTTCATCGCGGCTTCGGTTCGCAAACCCAGCCACCGGTTTGCCGGTGATCCAAACGTAATTGTCGTGGCGCCCGATCAAACGCCGGCTGTGCATCTCCCGCCCCTCTCGCGAGATTGCCTGACGCACGGCCGCGTCGCGCTTTTTCTCATCGCCCTCATCGATGAACGATATGCGCGTAAAGGCATCCTTCCACGCTGCGTATCGGACGACGGTATGGATTGACCTCGGCAGCTTGAGTTCCGGCGGCGTCGGGATGCCCTGTTCGGCAAGGGCGTCGATGAGGGCCTGATAGAGCTGCCGGCGCTGCCCTTTCAGGTGAACGCCGCTCCGGGCCCTGTCGGCCGCCTTCGCCTCGTCCTTGGTGCCCTTATCCACCACGACGCAGGACGTGATCGCCCGGTCGTCCATCTCCCGCCGGCCGATCGTGATCGCGCAGAGTTCGAACTTGACTCTCGCCGTGTCATCGCCATCCTTCTGCTTCTCGACAAACGCGGTTCTGACGCCCGTTTCTTCGTCGCGGTCAACCTGGATGGCGTTATCGATGTTCGCGAAAATAGAACCGTGACCGCGCGGGGATTTGCCATTTTTCGGCATGTGGTGGACCAACATGACGTGCGCCTTCAACTCTGTTGAGATGCGGGCACAGTTCGAAAGGACCAAAGACATGTCCTTTCCGCTGTTCTCGTCGGCGCCGGCCGTCGCCGTCGACAGTGTGTCGATCACGACCAGCTCGAGCCGCTCGTTCATCACCGCGGCCCAGGCCTTGCATTCGGCGATGAACCCGTCGACATCGCCGTCGCGGTGATAGAGGTCGATGGTCGCCGGCATCAGCACGAAATCCAGCGGCGTGTCGGGCGACATCTCGTTGTGCTGCCGATAGGCTCGCAGGCGCTTCTTCACGCCCTTCTGTCCCTCGCCGGCCTGGTAGATGACCCCGCCCTTGCGAACCGCCTTCCCGAAAAACTCGATCCCGCGCGCGACGCACATGGCCATGTCGATGGCCAGGAAGCTCTTGCCGGACTTCGACGCGCCGTAGACCAGCGACCGGTCCCCGCGCGACAGGAAGTCGTCGATCAGGAACTCGTATTCCTCACCTTTGACCCGATCGAGATCCTGGAAGAGCAGGCCGCCGAACTTCGATTTCGGCGGCGCCGGCTTCCATGGACGGGCCAGACGATCGACCATATCCAGAAACGCGTCGGCCGTTCCACCGTCCGCGATCCAGTCGGAGACGTCTCCCTTGTCCGGCAACCCCGGAATGCGAAGGATCCGCAAGGATGAGACCGCGTCCCTCAGAGCCGCGCCAACCAACGTCACGTGCTTCTCGCCGGCCTCATCGTTGTCCGGCAGGATCACGACATGGGCACCGCGCAGGCTCTCGGTGAACGACTGCTGCCATTTGTTGGCGCCGCCGATGTTGCAGGTGGCGACAAGGCCCATGGCCCGGAGATTGTCCACGTCCTTCTCCCCCTCAGGCAGATAGACCGCCTGCTCGAGCGCGACGGCTTCGACGACCTCGGGGAGTCCATAAAGGAATCTGGCAACTTCGCCGAACTCCGTCGTCTCGACATAACGGTCGGCGTGCTTCTGGCTGAACTTGAACCAGTCACCGTCTCGCCGAAACCGGCCGTAGGTTCCATCGCTCAGCCCCCATATCCAGACCCCGTTTTTTGCCTTGCGCCGCTGGCGAAACCGCGGCTCGGCCGGCTTCCGGTAGCGCACCACCTGGCAGACGAAGGTTCCCTCCTCGTCCACATAGTCGTAGGTGGTTTCGATCTCCTTTTCCGAAGCCTTGGCCGCGGCCGCCGGATCCTCCCGCTTCACAAGCCCTTGCTCCTCAAGCCAGCGAACTGCGTCGGAGGTTCCAAGCCCTTTTTCCACTTCGATCAATTTCAAGACGCCGCCGCCCGCGGCCGCCGAATGATCTACCCAAGTGCCCTTGGTGAGATCGACGACACGCGCGCCCCGGGTTCCCCACCTCAGCTCCTTGTCATTCGAAAGGGCCTTGTTCGGGTCTCCCCAAAAGGTGATCGCCACGGGGCCGATCAACGCGACGTAATTGATGTCGCTCACTTCGCCCCCCTCAAATCGATAACCGGCCTTCGCCAGACCCTACGGCGAAGAGCCTTAATCATCTCGTCGTGCAATAGCGGCGCCGGGAGCGCATCGCAAAGCGCCTTGGTCAACACGTGAACAGGCGCCTTGCTGGCTGAACAAAGCTGATAGCACTTTGCTATCGCGCAGAGTTCATCTCGCCAAAGGGTTCCGCACATGACGTGGGGCGACTGGTGCTCCTGTGGATACCAGCGATCCGGCTCATATCGGCTCTCGTCACGAACGGTCGGGTAATACGTTCCGCCCAAAGGGTGTTTTTTTAAAGGGCCGAGTTTTTTTGCGACGTTGTAAGGCCGGACAATGCCTTCGTGAATCTCCAATCTCCCCCATCCAGCCGGGCGCCTGGAAAAGCATTTCTCCTGAAGGCTCATATCGCAAAGGAGCCACATTTCCCGGGCGACCATGCCGTAGGCAAGCCCTTGGCGATCGAGCCTCGCCGGACTGTCGCCTTCGCCCTTGATCTCGATACCGGCGATATGCGTTTCCGTAATCGCCGCAAGATCAAGCGAAGCACCTCTCCAATCCGCAACGCTCAACTCCGTCACGATGATCGACCCGGGGTGCGTGACACGAAGCCAGTCGATGGCCAATTCTCGCAAACATAAAGCCCTCATGCCCCCTCCATCGTCAATTCGTCCACCCAGGGTTTCGGGAAATGCCAGCCATTGTCGGCGACGGGGCAGCGGCGGCCCTTGCGCGCCGTCGCCCACCGCTCCGCAAGCCGGGCGAAGCGCGCATCGTCGGCGGAGACGAACACGACCTCCTGATGCGGCGCCGTTTGCCAGAGCCGGTCGGCGAGGTAGGCGGCAAGGCTCGGGACGACCGTTCGCCCGGCCGCCATGCGTTCGACATGGTCGCGATATCCGCGGCTGCGCAGGTCGAGCTCGGTGGCGATGTCGGGGATCATGCCGCCTCCGTCCGCTGCGCCAGCCAGGGCAGGTTCTCCGCGACGATCGCCGCGGCGACGGGCGGACAGACCGAGTTGCCGCACTTCTCGACCTGCACCGTCTTGGAAAACGGCACGCCCTCGGCATCCGCCTCGATTTGGTAGCTGTCGGGAAAGCCCTGCGCGCGGAACAGCTCGCGCGGCGTCAGCATGCGCATGCCGATGTCGATGAGGACGTAGGTGGCTCCGTCGATCGTCACCGTCACCAGGCTATGCCGGCCGACCGTCGTCACGGTCGGCAGCGGCGCGCCGAGCTGCGGCGCCTGGTCGGTGCCGTAATAGGTCGACAGGAACGCCGTGACGAGGGACGCGTGATTGCCTTCGGCCGTGACGGTCCGCGCCGGCTGCCGCAGGTCGCCTTCGCCGCCCGCCGTGTTCGACCCGTAGAAATGCGACAGGTGCGCCGCCACGATCGCCTGTTGCGCGCCCGTCGCGGTCACCGTCGACAGCGGCGCATCGGCCGTCCGTCCGACGACGCCCGTGTTGTGCTGCGCCATGAAGGCCGCGACAAGCGCGTGTTTCTGCCCGCCGGCGACGACCGTGCCGAGCGGCTTGTCGAGGCCGGGCACCCGCGGCGCCTGGCCCGGGCGCTCGCCATATCCCGTCTGGACGAGCGTCGGCGCAATGAGGGCCGACTTGCCGCCGCCGCCGGCCGTGACGGTCGCCAGCGGTTCCCTGGCGCCGTGCCCGACGCTGGCGCCGAATTGCCGGGAGACGAAGGGCATCACAAGCGCCCGTTCGCCGCGATGTGCGGCCGTCGTCGTGCGAAGCGGTTCGCCGATCGGCTCCACGCGATCCGAACCGGCATGCGTGATCGGCAAGATGAACGGTTCCGCGGCCTCGATCACGTATTTGCCGACACCCCGCGCAACGCGCCGAAGCGTCGTCGGCTGGAGCGGGCGCACCGCGCGAAGGCCGAACTTCGCCATGATCTCCGCCGCCGTGTCGAAGATCGACGGGCACGGCAGCGACCAGTCGATGATTTCCGCCGCGCTGCGCCAAGGCAGCTTTCGCCCGGCGATGACGTCGATATCGTCGGCCCGCCCGTGCGTCGGCTTCGGCCAGGCGATCGGCAGCCCGTCGCGCCGGGCGATCATGTAGAGCCTTTTGCGGATCGTCGGCGCGCCGTAGTCGGCCGCAACCAGCTCGCGCCAGTCGACCCGGTAGCCGAGGCGCCGCAGCTCGCCGACGAACCGCTTGAAGGTCTCGCCCTTGCGGTCCGGACACGGGAAGAACCGGCCGGATGCGTCCGGCACCACCGGCCCCCAATCGCGGAATTCCTCGACATTTTCGAGGATGATCACCTTCGGGCGCACCGACTGCGCCCACCATTTGACCACCCAGGCGAGATCGCGAATGTTGCGCTTGACCGGCCGCGATCCCTTGGCCTTGGAGTGGTGCTTGCAATTGTGGACGACGATCCCGTCCGCGACGTAAGACTCGTCCTCCTCGACCGCGATATTGAAGACTTCGACGGGCTCTGAGGCTTCTCCGACCCTTTGAACCCGAGACCAGTTATGGATGCCCTCGCGGACCGTCTGCAGCCTCTTCCGCGTCTCCCTCCATCTGACGAGATAGGTGCGCTTCGCTTGCACATCGCGTCCTTCGATCGTAGAGGAGTTGGCACGTGGGTTCGAGACGGTGGCGGTAAAGCCGAGGCTCTCCGCAATGGCTTTGGTCGATAGAGCCAACGCCTTGGAGATTGTGATCGTCTCGGTGACGCTGTTGCCGGAAATCATAAGCTGGCTGCCATCGGCCGACACATAGCCGGCAAGCAGAGCGCGACGCAGCTCTACAGGTGCGGACATGCACCAGGCCGGGAAGTGCTTATGGTAACCACCATGGCCGAACTGGCCCCTGATCCACTCCACCAAGCCGCGATGGTTCGTGCTAAATTGCACGGCCGTCTCGACCTCACGACGATGCCAAGCGAGTTCGCCATGCCCGGCGCGCATCCCTAACCTGGGCCAAGCGTCGAGACGTTCGGCGAGTTCGTCGGCCTCGTCCTTCGCGCAGATTATGACCAGTTCCGCATGGCCGCCTCTAATGCGCGACCACCCGTCGCCGACATATCGGCCAACTAGCCACATCAGCCGCTCATCCACGTCGATCCCCCTGCCGCCGACTTGGGGGATCGGCAGAGCTCCGAACTCGCAAGGAGTGGCGCAGAAATCCCTGTCGCCACCGGCGGCATTCATCGCCGCGTTGCCGATCCGCAAATTGGTTGCCGCCACCCACCGCGCCTCGAGTAGCGTCCGGCGGTAGTTTCGCCGTCTGTTGTCCCAGACATTCTCTATCGGTCGTGCCAAGAAGGGGTGTTCGCCGCTCACCATCAAGGTGGGCGAACCTTGGATATCGACGCTGTGCACCGACTTCTTTGCGCGCATCGTCCCGTAGACGCGACGGTACCTTCCCGCGTGCGTGAGGACACAATCGCCTTCGACGATGCTTTCGATGGGTCGGTAACCCTGATCGGTCAGGATCATTGTTCCGGCAACGAAGCAATCCGGCGAGGCCCAGACGAGGTCGACTTCCCTGTTGCGGACGTATTCCCACGGGTCCGATTTCCAAACGCTGCGCTCCAGGTGCAGCGTCTCCGGATGGTTCGCCGCGTGCATGCGGATCGCCGCGTGATCGTGGTTGATGGCGATATCCGGAGAACGCCCCGTCGCCATTTCGATGCCAAGCGAGGCCCCGCCGCCGCCGGCGAACAGATCGATGATCAGGCCGCTCATTTCTTTTTCAGTCTGTTGCGATGCCAGGCGACGAAGCCATCCGGATCGACTTCAATCATGCGCAGCGCCTTGACGATGGCGTCGAAGACCTCCGCCTGGCGCATCGCATAGGTCGAGGGCTCCCTGATCGCCCCCATCTTCTGAAGCGCCGCCTGAACGCCGCGCAGGTGCCCGGCCCTTTCCAGGCAGGCGTCGATCATCTCCTGAAGCCTGATCTTTTCGCCGGCCATCGGATCCCTCGAAACTGAACAGGCTTTCCGCCCGCACCCGCGCGCCGCGCGGCCCAACCATTTGGCCCTGAAGCCACCAGAGCACGCCGACCGCTTCTGCAGCGTCGGAATCCAGGGCCCGAACGCCGACCAGCCGGCATCGATCAATCGCTGCCTGCTTCCAGGCCTTGCGCCGACCGGAGGACGGCACGCCCTTGCCGATCTTGACCCCGAAGGCCGATCGCCACTGGTTCTCCTTGACCTCTTCAACCGGAATGCTGCAGCGACAGGCGCAGGCGTAGACGATCGCCGTGAAGCCGTAGAGTTTTCGCAGCGTGTTGATGTTGGTGATCGGGCTCCGGACCTTGCGGACATGGCGAACATTGTCGACGAAGTATTCCTCCGTCGTCTCCCGGCTGATGTCCGAACGCAGCGGCGCCTCGATCGCGATCCGTACCGGCCGGTGCTTCTTCAGGATCCGGTAGACCTTGTCCTCGAATGCCTTGAAGACATCCCCCGGCCCGTCGCCATCGACGCGGAAGGACCAGGCCTTGATCTGCCCGTCGTCGTCACGCAGGGCGACGCCAGTAACCGTCGCGATGTCCATGCCGATGAGGATCATCGACCGCGCCCTTCAACTCGCTGGTTGATGCGTGCGGCTACTCCGCCGCGTTTTTCCTGCGCGCGTTCATATCGACGATCGTTGGACCGTCGATCCTCTCCTCGAGCTCGGACCGGGTAACCTCGCCGACGTCGGTCGGCCCATCGTCGTCGTCCTCGGTCCCATCGATGGCCTCATCAAGGGAATCGTCGACGGTCTCCTCATCGTCCCCTTCATCGCCTTCGCCCTTGATGACCTCGGCCTGCATCTCGAGGATCTGTTTGCGCTGGGCGGTACCGGCATGAAAGCCACGCAGCCAGGACTGACCGGTGGCGGACGTCGGGTCGTGGGGGTTGGCCTCCGGGACATCATCCTGCAGACCCGCCCGCAACCCGTCCTCATGGGCCTTGTCCTCGATCGGCGTGCGATCTTCCTTCGGCTCATCGAAAAGGTCAAAATGGCGCGGCAGGTCGAGGCCCAGATAGCCGGCGTAGAGGATCTTGTTTTTCAGGTGCTGCACCACCTCGTGCGGCTTCTTCGCCTTCTGCAGCTTGGCGCAAAACTCCAGCGCCTCGACGTCAATTTCGTCGGTGATCGCCTGCTTTTTGGCGTTGCGCAACGACCCGACGGCCGAGTCCTTTTCTGCCGTCGCGCGCTTGATTCGCCCATGGTGGAAGATCACCATGCCCTTGATGTTGTCGCCTTCGCCAGTCATCGGCGGTCTCCTTTTGCAACGGCGGTCAATGCCGCCCCTCATTGAACTTTCCGGCTTCGTCGCCCCAACTGTCCCAACCGGGCCGGGTCTCCCGCGAAAACAGATCCGCACGCCGCGCTCCCGGCAGTAGCCGCTCCGCTTCCCGATATGCCTCATCCGGTTTCCTGGAATGTTCGCGCAGCGGTCCTTCGACGACGGTCCGCACGACCGGGCATGTTGCAGGCGTCCCGTTGATGAAAATCAGGAACGGCTCCGACGCGCTGCGCAACCGATAGCCTGGGCCGAACCCCAGCTTCCCGTGCTTGGTCCGCTTGACCCAGACGCCCGATGTCACGAACTGGAAGCCCCAGAAGCGGCCGACCTCGATCTGCTGATCGATCATTGGATGGGTGGCCCAAAGCCAGAGCACGGCGTCCTTCGCCGCCAGGTGCCCTACGGGAAAGCTTCGCTTGATCTCGCCGACAGTCATCGTCGTGTAGTGGCGATCCGGACCCTTGCTGGTCCGGCCCTTTTCCGACCATGTCTCAAAGCGCCAATTCGGGTCGGCCATGATCAGGTCGTAGCCGAACATCTGCAGCGCCCCGAACGGCCAAGACCGACCTTCGCCAGGACCTTGAGCGGAAATGGGCTGCATCACGGATCAGCCCCCGAACCGGACATCACGGGAATGGCGCCGCATCGCCGCGACCCGGCACAGCAGAGCCGAAGCGAAGGCGCCTGCGAAAAACGCGCAGAAGATCGCGCCGAGGCAATCCTGGGTCATGCCGCACCTATGGCATGGAGACGTTCGCGCGCCAGCGCGAGCCGCATGTCGTGTTCCTTGAGCGCGCCGGCGAGCGCATCGACCAGCCGGACGACATAGTGGACTTCGACCCGAACCGGATCCCCGCGGCAAAGCCGCAACAGCCACGATCCGAGATCGTGCCTGGCGCTGAGGTTGCCGATCGCCGCCTCTTTCGTCCCGGTCTTGATGCGCTCGAGAGCGACTGCCTGATTGGCGAGATCCCGGATCTCCGCTCGCGCCTGTTCCTTGTCCCGCAGATCGCGTTCGATTTTTCCACGGTGCGGGGCAAGGAATTCACGCATCTGAGCCCTCCTTCTCGGTAGTCTTTTGCTTGTCTTTCAGCATTTCAGGTGTGATGTGTCCGGCCTTCAGACTTTCCAAAAGCGTCAACATCGCCCCCGCCACCGTCTGCCCTCTTTCGAGCCGGCAGACGGTCGGCTGCCGAACACCCAGCAGTTTTGCAAACTGCGCCTGAGACATCCCGAAGCTCTCCCGGAGCTCTCGAATCCCCGCACCATCCATCGATCACGACCTCAATGTGATTCATCATACCTTTTGTATTCCATTCGATCGCCTCTCGTCAATACCCGAAGTATCCGCGTATTTGCGATGGGTGGCCTATGAGCAGATGGCAACGATTGAGGGCAGCGCGCGTAGAGGCCGGGTATGCGCATGCGTCGGAAGCCGCGAAGGCAATGGGCGTGCGTGAGGTGACCTATGTGTCGCACGAAAACGGCACCCGGGGCATGACCGCCGACGCCGCGATTCGATATGCCCGGTTTTTCCGAATCAGCCTGAAGTGGCTCCTGACAGGCGAAGGGCCGAAGCGCGGCGATGAGGCGGAACCGCCGGCGCCTCTCGACACGGCCGGCGCACCCTACTCAGGAAAGGGCGTGATTTTGGCGCCCATCGTCGGGAAAGCCGAGGCCACGTCGTGGATCCATGTCGATGACATCCAGGACGACATTCTCGGGACGATCCCCGTCGTCCCGGACCCAAGATTCGATCGGGCCGACTATGTCGCCTATCAGGTTGTCGGCGACTCCTTCGACGAATTTGTTCGCGATGGCGGCTATGTCGTTGCCGTGCCTTGGGCGAAAACCGGAATGTCGCCAAGGTCCGGTCTGCCGGTGGTCGTGGAACAATTCCGAAACGGCGGCAGCTTTCGCGAGCGGACCCTGAAAGAGATTTCGATCAGAAACGGACGGATCATGCTGGCGCCGCGGTCGTCTAACCCGCGCCACAAGCCGATCGACATCGGGCCCATCAATGCCTCGCCCAACGACGAGGTCGAAGTGCAAATCGCCGCGCTGGTGATCACCTTCGTGCAGCCCGCCGTTTTTTGAGTTGTGACATATGTGACATGCGGTGTGACATCACCGAGTCATTGTTTTTTTTGGCCTTTTTCGAACAATTGTCACAGATGTCACAAGATCTGAGTTGGCCCGCGTCTTGCTACGCGCTCGGCTCAGAAAAATAGTATTGCGCGCGGCTCAGAGACAAGGACGTATAACTAAACTCTGAGAGGGGGGTAGGGGCCTATAGCCCCTACCCCTCCTTCTCAGTGTGAACGCGCGCGAGAAACATCTTCACAGCCCACTAAAAAAATCATACCCTTCGTATTGACATACGCTCGGCAATGAGCAATACATTGGGTATTCAACGGAGTGAGCCATGCAGATGACAACTCGCACACGAAGAACGGCCGGCACGCATTGCGACCGCATCATCGAGGGCGTTCGGTATCGACTCTGCGCGGCCATTGCCGAGGAAACAGCCAAGACCAACCGCTTGTGCGACGACCTTGCCAGCCACCACCGACGCCTGTCGCAGGATCAAAGCCCCGAGGCACGATGCAAGGCCGAAGAAACACCGGATGCCAAGGCCGCAGGACTTCGACCGTTTTTCGCTTTTATCCAGGATTTAGAAGGCTCTCCGATCATCGATGAGGCACTTGCCGTCGACCGGATCCTCGACACCGAGCAGAAGTGTGTCGACCGCATCCTCCAGGGCGGCTGCTACGGCCCTGTATCCAGAGTAATTTTTGCCGATATCGGATCTGGACAGGCTTTCGATGCAACGAAAGCCATCGCCCGCCTTGTCGCCGACCAGATCGACGCCGCCGAAGAAAATCGCGACTTCGCCATCCGGTTCGTCGAAGGGCACCTTCCGTTCGTTTGGGACGGCGAGAAGTGGGTCCGCGTGAGTGCCGCCGGCGATTGGACTCGCCCCTACCAGCGCGGTGACATCATCTTCCCAACGAAGGAACGCGTCTGATGGACTCGAACATTATCCGGAAGCCAAATTGCGCCGAAGGCGGGATTACGTGCGAAGAAAAAGCGGCAATGGATATCCACACAGAAATGTGGATCCGCAGAGTTCTGCGCACCAAGCCAATCGAGCCAACAAAGATCCGGCGCGCGATTGTCGATCTATATGCTGCGGCCGGACGTCCCGCACCGCGCGTAGTTATTGTTCCATCCCCAATGGTGATGGCCTTCTCGTATGGTGCATCGGCCGCAATCTGGTACACGTACGCCGCCACGCACGCCGCCACGGACGCCGCCACGCGCGCCGCCACGTACGCCGCCACGTACGCCGCCACGCACGCCGCCACGGACGCCGCCACGCACGCCGCCACGCACGCCGCCACGTACGCCGCCACGGACGCCGCCACGGACGCCGCCACGGACGCCGCCACGCACGCCGCCACGGACGCCGCCACGCACGCCGCCACGCACGCCGCCACGCACGCCGCCACGCGCGCCGCCACGCGCGCCGCCACGCGCGCCGCCACGGACGCCGCCACGGACGCCGCCACGGACGCCGCCACGCGCGCCGCCACGCGCGCCGCCACGGACGCCGCCACGCACGCCGCCACGCACGCCGCCACGCACGCCGCCACGGACGCCGCCACGGACGCCGCCACGCACGCCGCCACGCACGCCGCCACGGACGCCGCCACGGACGCCGCCACGCGCGCCGCCACGTACGCCGCCACGGACGCCGCCACGGACGCCGCCACGGACGCCGCCACGGACGCCGCCACGGGCGCCGCCACGTACGCCGCCACGGGCGCCGCCACGCGCGCCGCCACGCGCGCCGCCACGGACGCCGCCACGGACGCCGCCACGTACGCCGCCACGGGCGCCGCCGAAACCGCAGCGGCGCGCGCGTGTTTTGATCTCGCGGGCCCCTTGGGCGTCCAATGCGCTCGACTGTGGTGGAGGGTTTATCAAGGCGGCAACATGTGGGGCAGCTACGATTGTTATCTTACGGCTGCGCGCGACATCCTTGGGCTGAGATTGGCGCCTCATGCGGCATACGACGCTTGGGAACGCGCGGCCATCCACGGCGGGTTCCGCGTGATGCACGAGAAATTCTGCATCGTCTCGGATTTCCCGGAAGTCCTCAAACTTGACGACGGTAACTTGCCTCATTGCGAGGATGGACCATCCCACCGTTGGCGCGACGGATGGTGTCTCTACCACTGGCATGGAACGCGCGTGCCGGCGCATTGGATTGAAAACAAGGCAACGCTCGAACCAGCCGAAGTTCTGCGTGCCGAGAACGTCGAGCAACGAGCCGCAGGCGCTGCCATCATCGGATGGCCGAAGATGCTCGACAATCTTAAGCACCGTGTCATCGACAGCCACGAAGATCCGCAACGCGGCGATCTCTTGGAAGTTTGGTTGCCAGGACTTCCGGAAAGCGAGCTCTACCTGAAATTCTTCTGCCCGAGGAACGGGGAGATGATGGAGGCCGTCAACAAGCGCGAGCTGGCGAAGCCTGATCTACACCACGCGCATGCCTGGCACGCGAGAGTGCCGGCGAATCTTTATTCCCCACCTGAAAAACGGAGCTAATCGGATGTCTGCTTTCGACAACGTTACCGCTTGCCGCCTGACCAACGCCCATGGCGAGGTCAATTTCATCCGGATCGACGAAGGGACCGTCGACACGGACGGGTTCGCACTCGTCGGGCCCGGTCCAGATGGATTCATCGTTGGCCATTCGGAAAGCGGTCATCACCACGTCCTGGAAGCCGGCGGCGCGACTGTGATGGAGTTCCAGGATGCCGGTATGAAGATGCTTTACGCCATTCTCGGCAAACCGGCGGTGCTGAAACAGTCGGCTGGAGATCCCCATGAGGAACAGGTGGTAGAGCCCGGCGCCTACCTCATTACGAACAACCAGGAATACAACCCGTTCACTGAGCAAGCCCGCCGGGTCGCTGATTAGATGATTATCGGAGGCCTTTGGCTGGATGCCGAAGGCCTTCAGCATCCAGCAAACGAAGGCAGGCCATGACCCGCATTGAGTCCGCAGCCTTCGCCATCTGGCGAACATGGGCGCGGGAGAACGATCCGGCTCGCGCCGAGCGAAGGTGGGCGCGGCTAAAGCCGAAGATCAGGGACGACTTTATTCGCGAGGCGGTCGCGGCCGCAGAGGCCTTAGGGGTGGAAATATGAGCAATGTCATTGAATACGTCGGAGAAAATCCCGTTTCCGTTCTCGTCGACGGCAAGAAGTTCGAAGAATTCTTCAAGAACATCCGCAAAGAGGTGTTGGCGGCGCCCGTCGATCTCGAAACCGTGAAGGGCCGGAAGGCCATCGCTTCGACGGCCTATAGGATCGCCCAAACCAAGACCGCGATCGACAACGCCGGCAAGGCGCTGACGGACGACGTGCGAAAGAAGATCAAGGAAATCGATGGCACCAGGAAGGAAATCCGCGGTCGCCTGGATGCGCTGAAGGCCGAAGTTCGCAAGCCCCTCGATGATTGGGAGGCGGCCGAAGAAAAGCGGGCGGAAATCGTCAAGGAAAAGATCGCCTGGATCGAGGGCGCTGGCCGCACGGACTTCAACGACACGGCCGAGACGATGGGCAGCAGGCTCGCCGATCTGAAGGCGTTCCATGTCGATCCGGATGTGTTCCAGGAATTCGAAGCCGCCGCTGCGGCGAAACTGAAGGATGCGATCGGCTCCCTTGAGGTCGCCGTCGAGCGCGCCAGGATTGCCGAGGCAGAGAAAGCAGAGCTCGAGCGACTCAGAGCTGAAGAGGAAAGGCGCATCGCCGAGGAACGCGCCCGCAGGGCCGAGGAAGAGCGCAAGCGCCGTGAAGAGGCCGAGGCCCGGCGCGCTGAGGAGGAGCGCCAGCGGATCGAAGCCTTGACTGCCGCACGAGCCCGCGAAGAGGCAGAACAGGCGGCCGAGGAACGGATTCGCGCCGCCGAGGCCGAGAAGCAGCGTGTCATCGAAGCCCAGCAGGCGGAAGAGCGTCGCCAGGCCGAGGAAAAGCGGCAGCGCGAGGAAGAGGAGCGGCGCCGGGCCGCCGACATCGAAAACCGCACCCGCGTGATCGACGAAGCGGTAACGGCCATCTGCGCTGCGATCAAGGTTCTGCCGAAGAAGCATGCCAAGGCCGTCGTCGAAGCGATCGCCGACGGCGTCGTGCCCAACGTCTCCATTCGGTTCTAGCTGCCATGGCCTTCTTCGGAGCAGTAGCTGGTGGCGCCCTTCTCGCCGCGTTCCTTGTCAAAGCGACGGAAAGCCGTGTGGTGTTCGTCGCTTGGCTGCTGGCGGCGGTCGCGGTGATCCTTCTTTTCGATGACGAGATCAAAGCCTTGGGAGCGATGTGATGAGCAAGCCGCAATTCACGCCGGGGCCGTGGCGCGTTTATCAGGACGGCATCCATCCGGATTTTCAATCCCACGCCGACCCAAATGGTTCTCATGCGATTTGTGCAGATTTCTTTGGGCCTGATGCGGCTTTCAACAGGCAAGCAGTTTCGGCTCTTCCGGACCTCTACGAGGCGCTGGAAGCATGCGCGGCAGCCATCGGCGAGTGGTCCCGGCCGGGGCCTGTAAACGGAATGACCGTTCCGGCAGATTCCCATCCGTTGCTCGCAGCGATGAAAAGTGCCCATGCCGCGCTCGCAAAGGCGCGAGGAGAAAAATCATGACCACGATAATCGATCCCTACGCCGCCTGGCGCGCGATGCTTGCCGGCGAGCCTGAGGATAGCCAGCAAAAGCAGCCGGCACGCCCCCCCCCGGGGGGGGGGCAACGGTCTACCGCGATGAACGCGAGGCAAGACCGGTCGGCATAGGACACAACGGCGGTCCGCCGCTGAGCGACTGAGATTTGAGGATGCAATCATGATCCCCTGGAATGGCCACCCCATCACCGAGCCCGGCACCTATACCGGCATGCCGCTGGATTTCTACCACGGTAAGCCGACCGGCCCCGAGCCCTGCATTTCGTCGTCTGGGCTGAGAACCATTTGGACCAAGAGCGAGGCGCACTACTGGTGCGACAGCCCCTACAACCCCAGGCGCGAGGATCAGAAGGACGAAAGCGACGCGGTGATCTTGGGCCGGGCGGCTCACCACCTGCTTCTGGGAGAGCAGGAGTTCTCGAAGCGCTTCGTCCTCCGCCCCGAAAGGGTTGATGGCGCTGCCTGGAACGGCAATCGCACGGCCTGCAAGGAATGGCTGGAGATGATGAAGGACTCCGGCCTGACGGTGCTGACGCCGACACAGCGCGAGAAGATCCTGCGCATCCGCGATGCCCTCGCCAACCATCCGGCGGTGCAATCCGGCATGCTCGACGGCGACGTCGAAACGTCGACGTTCTGGAAGGACGAAGAGACCGGCATCTGGCTCCGTTCCCGCCCCGATGTTCGGCCGAGCGACGACGACTACACCGACCTCAAGGTCACCCATTCGGTGCAGACCGAGGACTTTGTCCGGTCGATGCGGATGTTCCGCTACGACATGCAGGGTGCCCTGGTCGGCTGGGGGCACGAAGTGATGACCGGTCGGCCGATAACGTCGTTCACGCTCGTCTGCGTCGAGTCCTCGGCGCCCTATTGCGTTCGGGTGTTCACGCTGGATCCGAAGGACCAGATGCGCGCGGCCAAGTGCTGTCGTTGGGCGCTGAAACGATTCAAGCGGGCTTGGGATACCGGCTGTTGGCCGGGCCCGCACGGCTATGACGACGTCGAGACGTTCAGGTTCCCGGAATGGGCCGCCGACAAGATGGAAGCGGAAATCTCCAAGGCCCGCGACGAAGCGATTTTCCACGGACAGGAAGCGGCGGAATGAGCATGGACATTGTCGACAACGATACGGGCGAGATCGTCGAGAGCGGGTTCGATGTTTCGAAAAGCCTGGCGGTCGGTCTGACCCGGGCGGAGATCGATCAGCAGATCGCTTCAGCGCACGCCTATCCGCGCACGCTGAAGCGTGTCGCCTCCCAGATCATGAATCTGGCAACGCTGGACGAAGATACGGCAGCCGAATGCATGTACGCCCTTCCGCGCGGCGGCAAGCCGATCAAGGGTCCATCCGTCCGCTTCGCCGAGATCCTGCGTCAGGCCTATGGCAATTGCCGGTCGGCGGCCCGGGTCGTTCACGTCGACCGCGCCGAGAAATACGTCGAAGCCGAGGGCATCTTCCATGACCTGGAAACCAACTCGGCAACAAGCGTCCGTGTCCGGCGCCGGATTTCCGGCAAGGACGGGCGCACCTACAACGACGACATGATCGTCGTCACCGGCAATGCCGCGTGCGCGATCGCGCTTCGGAACGCGACGTTGAGCGGTATCCCGAAGGCGCTTTGGCGTCGCGCCTATGAGTCCGTGCAGAGTGTCATTGCCGGCGATGTCACCACGCTATCGGAAAACCGGGAAAAGGCCATTCAGGCCTTTGCCGTCTATGGCGTGACGCCCGACGAAATCTTCGCCGCGCTGGGTGTGGATGGGAACGAGGACGTCACCATCGATCACATCGTCACCCTTCGCGGCATGTTCTCCGCCATCAAGAACGGCGAAGCCACCGTGGAGGAGATGTTCGCGCGGCAGGCCAACACGGCAGAGGACAAGGCCGCGGCCGAGCGACTGAAAGAACGTGTTGCGGCAAAGAAAAAGGACCGGGAAGGCTTTTCCGCGGCGAAAGGCACGGTTGATGCCTCGATGAGCGAGGCATCAACAGGAAATTCGAAGAAGGCACCCGCCGATGCGGCGGACCATGTGTCGACCGAGGAGAAGGCCCTTCAGTCGACCGACAGCGGCGACCAGGAATCTTCCGTCGCTGCTGAGGCATTGTCCGGTGAAGGTCCTGCGTCATCGGACAATGCCTCCCCCCCCCCTCATGAAGAGGGCGGAGTCGTGCTTTCGCTTCCGGAGCGGATCAACAAGGCCCTCTGGGATTGCGAGTCCGCCGAACAAATCGAGGTGGTCTATGAGGAGGCGTTCGCAGAGGAGGTGAACCAGACCCTCAACGACAGCGGACTGGACCGGAGTGTTTTCACCGACATTGTCAACGCGCACCGCGACTCCATCGCGGGAAAGACCAGTGCGGAGGAAACCCAGGCGAAGATCCGCGAGCTCGTCAATTCGGCCAATCTGGCTCTGAAGAAATCCAGCGGAGGCTGATGGGGATGGGCGCATATCGCTTTGCCCGTCCGGACACGGCCTTCAGCAGGGACGGAAAGGGGCGCACGAAGCGGCCACGCCGAACAGCGGCCCAGCATCTTCGCTGGATCCGGACGCTTCCGTGCCTCGTGACTGGCAAGTTCGGCGATATCCACGCCGCCCATATTCGTTACGGCGACCCGCGGTTCGGAAAGCGCGCCACCGGCATGGGCGAGAAGGCGGACGACAAATGGACGGTGCCCCTTTGCGCGGAACAGCACGTCTTTGGTGACGGCGCGCAGCACGCCGCGAACGAGCGCCGTTGGTGGGCTGCAAAGGGCATCGATCCCGTCGCCGTCGCGGTCGCTCTCTGGACCGCCAGCGGCGACGACGAAACCGCCGAACAGATCCTTTCCGAAGCCCGCGAACAGGCAAGAAAACTGAAGCAAGGAGAACGTCAATGACCACGAAGCAGCCCAACGCGATCGACGTCCAGGTCGGCCACAACATCCGCAAGATCCGCAACGTCAAGGGCATGAGCCAGGAGAAGCTCGGAGAACACCTCGGGGTCAGCTTTCAGCAGGTGCAAAAATACGAAAAGGGCACCAACAGGGTGAGCTCCTCCAAACTGGTGTCGATTGCCCGCGCCCTCGACACCGATATCGCCACACTCTTCGACGGCGTCGAGGGTATCGGTCTTGATACGCCTCTCCTGTCGTTGATCCTGACCTCCATCATCGACCGGTCCGGTGGCCGTCAGCTTCTCGCCGCCTATGACGCCATGACCATCCCGGAGCGCGAAGGCCTCGAGCGCGTTGCGCAGGCGATTATGGAAGCCAGGACACTGATTGCCGACAACGGCACACCGGCCACCGCCGCGGCGTAGGGAGACGGCTGATGGCCTTCTCGAAAAACGACTGGACAGCCGCAAAGGCGGAGATGCGACGCATTGCGGCCATGCAGTTTCCCGACATCTCGCCGGGGATGGTGAGCGAGACTGCTCCTGTCCTGCGTGACGCCGACCCGCTTGCGCTGCTCGTCGACGAGAGCTACCAGCGCAATCTCGGTGAGCGCTCGGTGAGGCTGATCCGCAAGATCCTGTCGGCCTGGGACTGGCGCGCATTCAAGCCTCCGGTTGTCGTCGAGGTCGACGGCGACCTGCACGTCATCGATGGCCAGCACACGGCGATTGCCGCTGCGTCGCACCCGGAGATTAAAACCATCCCCGTGCTTTTGGTCGATGGCGGCGCCGTTGAGGACCGCGCAACAGCCTTCGTCAAGCACAACCGCGACCGCATCGCCATCACGCCGATGCAGCTTTTCTACGCCCGGCTCAAGGCCGGGGATGAGGACGCCCTGACGATCAGCCAGGTTTGCGAGCGCGCGGGGGTGCGCGTTCTGAAATACCCGCCGGCGAACGGACGCTACAAGGAAGGCGACACCGTTGCCGTCGCGACCCTGGAACAACTGATCCGCCGTCGCTACGTCGTCGGCGCGCGCAAGGTTCTAGACGTCCTGGTCGAGGCGCGCCAGGCGCCGGTCCAGACGGCGGCGATCAAGGCCGTCGAAACGCTTCTCTTCGCGCCGGAATATGCCGGCCAAGTCGATCCGGGAGACATCGCGACCACTCTGCGCCGCCTCGGACGCGATGCCGAGCGCCAGGCAGCCTTGTTGGCTCAAGAGCACCGCGTCCCATTGTGGCGCGCACTGGTAACCGTGCTGTTCCGAAACACGAGGAAAATCCGTGGACGCCAACGCTCGTCTTGAGGTCGTTGAAAACGAAAACGAAGTGCTGCGGGCGCGGATTGCTGTCCTCGAGGATGCTCTGATGGAGACAAAACCCTTGCCCATCGAATGGAGTTTGACCGGCGCAGAGGCCTGCGTGTTCGGGGTTCTTGTCAACCGCTCCATGGCGACCAAGGACGCCATCTTGGCGGCACTCTATCGCGACGTCGGCAAGGACGAGGCGGAACCTAAAATCGTGGACGTGTTCATCTGCAAACTGCGCAAAAAACTCAGACTGTTCGATGTCGAGATCCGGACGGTCTGGGGCCAGGGCTATGCCTTGGCCGAGGAAACGCGCCGTACGTTCAAGAAAGGTGCCGCCGAGCAGAACTCACCAGAGAATCCGGAGGTCTGATCACATGGGACAGCCAAAGCCCGTCTTGGGCTATCCGAGCCAAACCGCAGCTATCCTCGCCATGCAAGAAGCGGGGCTGGACAACGATGAGATCGGCGCGCGAATTGGCATAAGCGTGAAGATGGTCACCTCGCTGGCCCACTCCGGGCAAAAAGGCCAGAAGCGGATGCGGCGGCCATTCGACAACCTCAACACTCAGGAATTCACGCTGCCGCTCGATATCGTGCACGGCCTGAGGCCACATGCTGCCAAGCGTGATGTCACCGTAAACGAGCTCGTACGGCGTATCTGCGACGCGGTGATTGAAGACATGATCGTAGATGCTGTGCTCGACGATTTGCCGGAGGCCGCGGAATGACGGCAGTGCCTCACCCCATTCCGGACGATGCTCTTGATGCAGATATTGCCATCCTCGGCAAGAAGGGGCGCGGAAAGACGTACACGGCCAAGGGGATAGTTGAGCGACTTCTCGACCTCAAACGTCGCGTCCTGGTGCTGGATCCGCTGTCAACTTGGTGGGGGTTGCGATCGTCCGCCGACGGCACCGGAGAAGGGTATCCGGTTGCCGTGATTGGCGGGCCAAAAGCGGACTTGCCATTGAGCGAAGCGATAGGCACGCCGCTCGCGCGGATTATTGCCGAAAACAACATGCCGACCGTCATCGATATGGGCGAGATGCGCAAGGCTGCTTGGCAGCGTTTGGTCGGCGATCTTCTGGAGGAGTTGTGGATCACGAACCGAGATCCGCTTTGGATCGTCTTGGAAGAAGCCGACGTCTTCGCGCCGCAGACCCCCGGCAAGCAGGATGCTTCGACACGAGTTCTTGGCGAAGTTGACCGGATTGCCCGGCGCGGCCGGGCCTATGGGTTCCGCCTGATTTCCATCACCCAACGTCCGGCACGCATCAACAAGGACGTGCTGACCCAGCTCTCGACGCTCGTGGCCCTTGGTGTCACGAGCCCGCAGGACCGGGATGCGATCAAGGCGTGGGTGGATGGAAACGCGGACAATGACCGGGCAAGGGAGGTTATCGAAAGCCTTGCCAGTCTCAGTGTTGGCGAGGGCTGGGTCTGGTCTCCAGATCACGCAATTTTGGACCGGGTGTCATTTCCACAGATCCGCACGCTCGATACCTCCAAAACACCGAAAGCGGGTGAGCAGCGGCTGGAACCGACCTGCCTTGCAGACGTCGATCTCAGTGCAATCCGCGCCGCGCTGCAACAGGACGAGACAGAAGACCTCCGGCCAAAGCGGGCAGTCGTCACTGAGTCCGATGCCAAGCAGGCAACAGATGCTGCATTCGAACGCGGGGTAGTGTCTCAGTTTGAAATTTAG